GTAAGGTGTAAATGGAAGGTTCGTGTACCGCCCGATTCTCGTGAAGGCCGGCACGCCCTTTCCGACGCGCCAACTGATCTGGGCAATGGCGCCATCCAGGTCCTGCTTCACGATCCCGTTGTAGGTCACGTCCTGAGCCTGCGCGAAGTTGTACGTGCGGTTGACATTTAGCAGGTACGTTGTGGCTTCCGCGCCGATCGAAAATGCGTTGGAACTCACGGACCCGTAGACTGGCGTCGTGACAATCTTCTTGGTCAGTTCGGGGTGTTGCAGCACACGGATCCCGCTACCACCCGTGGCGGAAAGGTTCTGGTCCGACGTGAACACGCCGTATCCGGATCCGTCGGATTTGCGAACACGGTAGGCTGTGATCAATTTCAGCGTCGGCTCGGATATCTGTCCGGAAGAAACTGAGTACACGGGATACTCGAACTCGACAACCTGCTTGTCGGCCAGGATGCGGAAGTTTCCCGAATAGACGACGTCCGTTCCTGTGTCGTCTTCCAGATCCTGCAGCGGCCAGAAAGTGCCGCGCACGACTGGTGGAAGCGGCTTCAGTACTCCATCTGGATCCGCACCCACTTCAACCAAGTGATCCAGAAGCTCCACCTGCTCCAGGGATGTGATCGTTTCCGTATCCCCGTCAGGGAATGAAGTCGTCACCGGCCGCCACCATCGCCACACCGTTTGAAACGCCAGGTGCCGATCCTCAATGGCCACAGAGGGGAAGGCTCCTGGCCACTGATCGCCCCATCCTCCGGCCGGCTTGTAGCTCAAGTCGTCTATTGGCTGGATGCTGCCATCGGAATCCAATCCCACGGGTTCGAGTGTCATTTCGTCCTGAATGACGGTGGGGTCGGCCTGAACTCTCAAGGTGGCCGGCATGGCCGCCGGCTTCCAGGGGAAGTGTGCTGGTGTGACGATCGCTCCGTCCGGAAGGTTTGCGCCGGCATCGTCATTGAGCCGCTTAATGGCCACCGTGTTGTCCAGCTGCAGGACGACAACAAACCCCAGGAGATCGCACAGCCACTCAAGTTCCAGCGCTGCACGGGCGCGGTTCCACATCACAGGCGGGAATACCGTGGTCGGCATAAGGCCCACGCTGTATCCAGTCTCGCCCATTGCGTCCAGCAGCAATCCAGCTAATTGCGCTGAGTTCTTTTTATAAGTGTCGTGAACCGTTCCGTCCGGCGCACGCATGTTGTACGTGCCGTCGATCCGGTGATAACGCCACTTCCACCTCCGATCGACAACCTTGATGTCGAACATCCACCCTTCGCGGCCAATGAGATTGCGCTGGATGACTTCCGCGACGGCTGAATCCGGGAACGAGATCTCCGTCAGCGGCTCGTCCCAATGGAACGTGAGTGTGCCGATCTTGCGATCCAGGTTCTCTTCGGAGGGGATGCTGCGCAACAGACACGTGCTCGGCCGCACGCCGCGGCTGAGCGTCATCTCTCCCCCTGCGAGCGCAGTGAGGTCCGAAAATGTAACGGCGCCCAGTCCCACATCAGCCTCGAATATCCAGACGGAAGGCCAGCATGGAAATGATCCCCTTCATTACCCCGGCATCCCCACTGTCGACGCCGTCGAACGTCATCAGCACGTCCAGCCAGTCGCCAGGCTGCAGTCCGGATCCGGTGAGCGTGAAGATTTTGTCCGCCAGAGTGAGGCTGTTGATCGACTGGGCTACGGTTTCCACGAGATCCGATCCATCTACCCCAGCTTCGTTGTCCGATTTGAAAACAGAAAAATCGATCGTAGCCGTGGTATCGGCGACCGTCGTCAGCATCCCGCCATGTGCCATGATCTGGATCGTTTGTCCAGCGTCGTACTCCGGGGGGAGCTGCCAGAGGAAACGCGCCTTTTGTCCGATCGTGCTTCCGCCGAAATCGCTGGACTGAAGGCTGGGGGTGGCGCTGCCGTGTGTCCCACCAATCAGCCCCAAATCATCTGTGCCGCCCGCATTGGGAAGGAGCGTCGTGATCGCGTCGAACACCCTCAGGCTGGTGAAAGGAATCGGGTACAGCTTCACTTCATCCTGGCTGAGATCCGCGCGCCGGATCTGCTGGATGGTGACTGTTGCGCCAGCGGTAATAGTCATCTGTCTGCTCCTACGAAAGGACTGTCGGTAGAGGGAATGCGGGTGGGTACAGCTGCATCACGTAGCGCCAGGACACGCCGTACTCACGGTGCTGATTGCCGTGCCACTTCGGGCGGTGGGTTACGATCTGTCGCCTCAGCGGCTGCTCGTACTGTGGGAACACCGGGGGTGGAACGTTCCCAAATGGATAGGTGCTCCAGCCGACAATGTGCCCATACTGGATGATCGTTTGGGGGGTGAACTGACTCACGAGCTGCCGGATTGGAGACACCACGGTTTGAAACGGCGGGACTCCAACCAGGTGAGTAGGCACAGGAGTGATCACCCACACATACCGGCCAGTCGTGGCACCGATCCGCGTGATCGTCTCCGCGAAGTGCATAATCTCGCTGGACGCGAAATCGAACGTGGCCCGAATGACTGCCGAGAAGGAGCGGTGTGTCGCCAGTTCCGCGGGATCCTCCGTGTTCCAGGACAGATACTCGATCTTGTTGCCTGACAGATTGTCTGTTGCCGTGGTATCCAGAACATGCGTGGTCGGCGTTCCATCATCGTTGTAGAGTCCGACTGTTTCGTAATCGTTGGCATAGGCGATATTCAGTTCGTTCGCGCGGGACAGAAACTCCGCAGCGGTATCGGCGATGATCTGGCCGGAAATGTGCAGACGATGGGTGCGGCTCACTCGCTCGTCACGGGCCGAGTAGTTGTTGTACGCCTCGTGACGGGTGAGAAAGACTTCGCCGTTCGGGTGTTGGTAGTTTCCGATCTTGAAGTACGTCATCAGTACATTTCATTTCCACCACAGAGTGATTCACGCCCGATCTCGTATGCGTTGGTTATGGACTCCAGCCGCATGTGGTCGTTCCCAATGTCCCGCATCATGTCCTCGATCAAATCCATTTCCCGATTGCGAAAGCGGCTCTCGACTTCCCCCTTCTCGCCCAGCTGATCCAGGAGCCGAGTGGACGACTCGTGCGGAACGCGGTTCCTCGCCTCATGCTCCACCTGGTAGGCGTGGAGGCCGGAAGGATCGTCTTCGCTGAAGCGGCGGAGCATGTCCCTTTCCGGGCGTGCTGTATCCGGAAGATCCAAGGGTGGCACGCTTTCGCTGGGCGGCACCTGCTGCATCTGCTTGAATGCATTGAGCATGGCACGGCCGAGCTGCTGGGCCAGTTCGTTGAAGTCATCAGGCTGTTGCATCGTTAAGTACCAACAGTTCGTTTGAGTCCAGGCTTCTGTCTGTCACCTGGCCGTCCAGGATCAATCCAATCTCTTCTCTCCCCCTGTCCGCTGCTGGCGTGTTCCTGGCGATCTGCAGTCGGTCGAACGTCCAGGTGGTGCTGAATGCTCCGTTGGTCAGCACAACAGACGCTGCCGCGCCGGCCAGATCGGTGGCGTAGAGGCTCGAGTACGTCGAATTCCAGGGCAGTCGGAACCGCGCCCGGATGATCCGGTCCCGCTCGATGATCGAATGTGGAACGAGACTGTTCACGTACCGTGCGTAGCAGCGGTGATCGCAGACGAGAACGAACTCGGTGATGGCGCGTGCTGATCCCTTGATCGTGACAGCGCTGTCCGTGTCTGAAAGAACGTAGGGAGCGTATGCGGCGCTGGTTCCTAACGAAGGCTCGGAGCCCGGCCAGGAGGGGGCGCCAGAATCGTTGGGCCCTACCTCCTGGCTGCCGATGACAAAGAGCTCCAGAGTGACAAGTTCGGGAGCAGACTGATCGTTCAGTTCCGGCGCCGTCCCCCTGAGAATCCACCGAGTTACCTTGTTGTCGTTGTACTGGAAGACGCCCTCGTCACGATCCAAGAGAATCCCGCAGTACGGGAGGGATTCGGTGAGATTGAATTGATCCGTGGGGGATTGATTGTTCCCCAGCATGTGGATCAACAGCGTGTCCAGTTCCGCGGGTGAGATCCACTTAAGGATGGATCCGTAGATGTAGGGGACGCCGAGGCGGGTGCGCTCATGGCGCCGGGAGCGGGAGCCGGTCATCTCCCCGCCGCCTACGATGCGTTCGTGCATGCGCAGGTTTTCGCGCAGGAACTCGTAGCGTTCCGAGTTCGCGTCGAACGTGTGGGGGCTGGTTCCCGGCTCGATCAAGAGCTTGGAAAACACCCCCTGGCTATGAGTGCCACCGGACATCCACTTACTCCCCGGACAGGTTCGGGAGCTGTGGTTATCCTCGTGACTCGATGAACCAGGCCATTATAGCCATGGTCTGAATGTTCTTGTCCCGATAGTCTCTCGGTGCCCGGGGGCCTCGTTCCACCGTGCAGACGATCTCGTTCGTACCGGAATCGCTTACTGCCGAGAGTCTTCTCTGGTGGCTGTAGCGGCGCCTTACGGCCTGCAGGAAGTCACCCACGCCAGTGGCCTCGTTTGTCAGTTGAAGACGCTCCTGAATGACAACACAGAGGATGCACGGGTACACGTTTAGATCTCGCTCGTTCGTTCCGCCTCTTGCAACCGGGTATTCCTCCACCCATCGCATCGTAACCCCGCCGTGTTTCACCACATCCTCCCAGTCCAGGTAGCGCACGGGAAGTGTGCTGCCAGTTGGCAGGTCGCTCAGAGCGGACACGTTGGCCAGGATGTCGGCCGCAATGGTGTCCAAGGACTGCTTGTACAGGAAATCAACCAAGAGGTGATACGTCTCCTACCAGGAAGGCGGCGCCGGCACCCCATGGTGGCGAGACGGCCGTCTGGATCTGAGTGCTCCTGCGATCGGCGTCCTTCCCCCAGCCCAGAGCTCTCTCTTCGGCAGCGAGCCGCTTCGCAAGCTCTTTGTTGTCAGCGTTGAGCAGCTCGGCAAACTCTCTCTCGCACATCCGCCAGAACAGAGTTGTCATGGCGCCGGTTTCGATGTCAATGGGTGACGAAATGGTGAATTTGACGCCGGAGAGCGTTTCCGGAACCACCTGATCCACCGTCACCTGAGTGGAACTATCCACGCTCATGATGACGCGCTGATAAAGGTACGGGTTGTCAGCTGACAATCCACCCCTGAGGGAGGTTGGAAGCACCGTCGTGCTGTCCGTCAGTCGCAGAATTCCTCCTAGGTGCTTGGCACCGACGAGACTGGCGCCGGTGAGGGTAACCACCGCCGAGTCCGCCGATACGCCAGCCGTCCCCGTGGAATACACTTCGGTGACTAGCGGGCGGCCACTGGATGCTTCCACCAGTTCGTACGTTCGCTGCGTGTTTGGTGGCGGGCCAAAGACGACAGACAGCGAGTTGATGAAGCGATCGTCGTTTCTGATCGTGTACCATTCCGGACGATCCGTGGTTGCTCCGTAATACCCCCTTTGAAGCGTGAGCGCCAGTTCCTCGTGGACGTACTTCAATGCGTTGTAGTCGTCCGGATCGACAATCTCCCCGATCCTTCTGGTAAGCACAGGCAGGGGGTACGATTCCCGATACCACGTATACGCAGTTCCCGAGGCAATGTCCGCTCCAGGGTTTCTGTCAATGTCCAGGATGAGAACGGTGCTGCTGACGCGCGAGGCGACCGGCCAATTGTCGTTGCCGATCTGGATGACACCGTAGGCAGCGTCCGTTGGCCAAGTGCCGCCTGACAGCGTCAGTTCTCGCTCGTTCGTGCCGCCCGTATAGTCGAAAGCTACGGTTCCTGTCGTGTACTGGGCGCTCGTCTGGAGGACGTGGCGCCGCTTGTAATACTTCCACTGGTGCTTGGTTGGGAGGTCCCGGTAGCAGTTCAACACCGCTTCCCGCGCAAGGCGATGCTGCTTGCCGCTCTTGGTGTATTCGAACGAGTCCAAGAGCCGCTCGACGGCGTCTTCGTACGTCCAGATTGTGAGTTCAATGGCCATTACTGAGTATGCCTGACTCCCTCGATCTGAGACTGCAAGTGCCTGACTTCCTCGATTTGTGCGTATGGATGCCTCTCGGCGTCACCCATCGTTGTCGTAGGAAAGTCGGCCACCGGCCCGCCGCCGTAGATCCCCATGTATGCCACCCAGAATCCGACGCTCATTTGTAAAACACGGCAATTTTTACTTCGCCGGCTCCCGGTGCACCTGTGTCATTGTCAGCGGCTCCGGTTGTTGCAGCGACGGTGATTGCCGTCGTGAACTCGATACCCATCGCAGCTATCGGCATCACTACACCAGCCGCGTTTGCGTCGCCCTGCGATGGAATTTCCAAAGTGAACGCCGGCGCAGTCGTCCCCACTACAACCGTCGCCGCAGTCGCGTTGTAGAACTTCACGTAGCGAGGTGTCGTGGCCACGTTGGTGATCTGCCAGCCGTACACTTGTCCTGCAGTGGCCTTGATCTGCTCTTCACTCTCATCCAGATCGACCGAATAGAACGGTGTCAATCCACCGCTTGTCGTCGGTGCCAGGTTGACGGTGCCATCAACGGTAAGAGCGCCGCCGTTGTCATCGACGCTCAGAACGCCAGTCGAGTCGCTGGCGATTGTGACGCGTAGCGCTTCCGCCTCGACACCTCCGCCGCTGGTGATCTCTGTACCGTCGGCCTGCCGCAAATTGACGTGCAGTCCCCGGTACTCGGTGATGTGGCACGCACCGCCATCGCCGTCGTCTACAGGATCCAGGATGGCGTTATACACACCTCCGACGGCCACGATGTTTGTCGAGCCGCTGAACGCCGTGTCGTCGGTATGGGTGCCGACCAGCAGCGCACCACCGCTGGCGTTGATGACGCGAATACATCCTTGGGTATTCGTCAGAATCGACTGCGGATTCGTGCCGTCCGAACCCATGATGAGGATGCCCTTGGACGGCGTGCCGGTCCCGTCGGTGTAGACAGCATCATCGATCAGCTGCAGTGCAGTGAGCGCGGCACCGTCTTCTTGGACAGCAAAAGTGCCAGCGTTCGTTACAGCGTGAGAGCCGACGGTTACTGTACCGCTTACTGCCACCGTGCCGTCCACGGTAATCGCATTTCCGCCGTCGTGGATGTGGACGTGTCCGCCTGTCGTAACCGACACCAGCTGCGGATTCGTGCCGTCGGTACCCATGACGGCCAGCCCCTTGCTGGGCGTCCCTGTGCCATCCGTGTAGACCGCATCATCGATCAGTTGCAGAGCGGTCAATGCGGCACCGTCTTCCTGGACGGCATGGCTGCCGACGGTGAGCGTGCCTTCGACGGCGGCTTGAATCGCATCCAGCACAGCATTGTCGGTTGCAGACAGATTAGCCGTGACCGTTCCATCAACGGTGAGTGAGTTTCCGCCGTCCGAGACATGGACAGCTGCGTCGGCGTCCAGGGCGACAGCTCCCACGTCTCCATCGTCTAGCGTACGAGGCGTTGCGTCATAGCGGCCGCCAGCCAGAAGCGGATTCCCGCCGACGGCTGCGTTCTCAGCGGCGGGACCGTGCACGTATAGACCAGTCGTGTCGCCAGACACACGATCCCAAGTCGATCCGTTCCAGCAGAGCACGCAGGCACCCTGTAAGTTGACGGTCGGATTACTAAGGCTATCGGCAAGTGCAACCGCGACCTGGATGCTGATTACGTCCGGCGTGCCCAATGTCGTTACGAGGGCCACACACCCCACCGGATAATGAATGCTGGAGCCGTCTTCCAGGGTACGGAGAACATTTCCGCCGGCGCCTGCGTCGAGCGTGGTATTGTCACTAATGTTGCTACCCGCCCTTTCTTTAGACCGTCGTACTCGCGAGTAATTTAGCTGCCCCGACCATCAGGCCGAACCATGATATTCCCGCGCCGAGTAGCGACATTCTGAGCGGTGTCCCCGCCGCCGGCGCGGCCTCTCGCAGGATCAATCGATCCGTGCCGCGAAGAATCAGGTAGTCTCCGCTGCGGAGTTCGAGGAAATCTGTCATCTACGCATCCGTCTCGCCGTTGGTAATCCGGTCAACAATCGCTGTACGTGCCTGCTGGTATGTCGGCGTGGGAAACGCGAATCCCGGCAGCTGATTGCGATTCGGCAGGTTCGTTCCGCCCAGCCACGTCAGCAGTGCTTCCATCTGGCTCGCTTGCGTGTTGAGCAGATCCACCAGTTCCAGCACGATTGCCTTGTCGACCATGTTGGAATGATCGTTGGCCTTGGACAGCACGTCTCTCGCTCGTCGACGTGCAGTTGCGGCTGAATCGCCGCCGTGTTCCGCCAGCCATGCGCTGAATAGTTGTCCCGACGGGAGCGGAATGACGTCGGTTGCCCAGTCGGTGATCTGCTGCTCGGTCGGTTCCGCGCCCAAGGACGGATTCCACGATTCGATTTCCACTTGCCCATCAGATCTGCGCATACACTCAAAATCAGAGAGCAAGGCCTCTGGGAATGCGGCACGCAAAACAGTTGCTGTCGTGAGTGGGAGTGCCATCTACAACGTTTCCTCACTGATTATTTCGCAGTCGGCCGTGTCCACGGTGCCTGGGCCAGAATTATTCACCGCGTAACTGTACTCTCCCGCGACTAACGCCCGAAACATTGGTAGCGACGGTGTCACCTCTTCGCCGGCAATTTCGATGGACGCGGACGCAACAGGCGATTGAGTAGACTCGTTAATCCGCCAAGCCACGAGCATACGCGGTGTAGCGGTGCCGTCCAAATCAACCTTCCTCACCGTGGCTATCATGCGGTAGTCGCCAGCACGCTTCGTGTAATACCGATCGTTGGTGGTGTCTCTGCGCCCAGCGTTGTCGATCCGTTGTGTCAGCGCCGACAAATCCATTGCCACCGTCGTATTGTCGGTCGTGGGAGCAGCTCCGCTGTGACCGATTCTCTGTGCAGCTCTGCCCCCAGGATTCACCATGATCCACGTCGTGCCGTTCCAGCGCACACGACCGCATTCACCGTTGATCCAGTACGACCACTTGTTGCCGCCGAAACCAGCGGTGCCGGTAATCGGCGTGTAGGCTGCGCCGTTGATGAGATTCCCGGCGTCCTCGATCTCCCAACACCAATGCGGTGCAACAGGGAAATGAGCGGTGCCGTCGTTCGTCGCGTTCTGCACCGACATTTCCCAGCTGATTTCGTCGCCGACAACCAGGCCCGTCGTCGGCAGCGTCATCAGGCGATTGCGGTCGGTGACGCCGCTCTCGTTGTCGAGCAGGTAGTGGTGGTTGGGGTCTGCCGTGAAGGCGGCCGCTTGCGCGCCACCGTTGATGAGCACGCCGAGGCTGGATGCCAGAACTTTCTTCGGCGAGCCGTTGGCGTCATCGGTGGTATCGCTGACGTCGTTGACGAGGAATTCGTCGCCGGCGGCCAGAGAAGTGATTTCGGTGAGGGCTTCTAGCTGCTGGTCGGCCATTAGCCATGCACCTCCGCATATCGCCTGCCCCTGAACCGCCCACTGGGAATCGGTTTTCCCGCAGCGATCTCCAGAATCAAGTCAAGTGATGGCGGTTCATCCTCGTGATACCATTCCATGTTCGACTTGCCGGCGTCGTTTGCGTCTCTGATGCAGACGTAGTCGACGTGCCCCTTGTAGCCGTATACCTCCCGCAAGATCCATCCAGTCTCGTTTGGCACATCGGGAACGTATCGACCGAGCGTCTCGCATTGGCAGCCTTGCCACCGACACTGCTGGCAGAAAGCGGTGTTGTGCATTGTGTTCGCCGCAGTCAACAGCGGGTCGCGCGATCCGCATCGCGGGCATTTACCGCGTCGCCGAGCCGGAGTGTCGTGTGAACGGTCACACGCCTTGCCGTCGCTTCGCTTGCTCATTGCAGAGCCTCCACGGTTTGCTGTGCCTCGACCAATGCGGCTGCAATCTGAGCCTTGAGCGCTGCCTTCTCGGTTTCGAGTTGCGCCACCTGAGCCTGCAGCATGGCGATCGTCGCTGCGTCCGCGGTGCTTTGTGCTTGCAGGTCCGCTATCTGCTGCTGTAGGACTTGCTGCTCCGCTTCGCACTGAGCCAGCAGCTCTTCGCATGTCGGTGGTTCAATCGGTGGGGGCGGCTCGCCAGAGCCCGCCGCAAAGTACCGATCGATCTTGGTAAGGTTTCCGGTCACCTCGCCGAATCGACCAAGATACGTGTCCCTCGCTCGCACGCTGAGCGTGTGCCAGCCGTCCTCCTGCGTGATCGGTTCGTCTAGTGTGAGCGTCCACACCTCGTCGTCTTCGATGAACAACGCCGAGAGGTCGCTGCCCGGTGGATGTGCGTTGCCAGCAACGACCACCTCGGCGTCGAGCGTGACTGACCACTCGCCGAGCCCTGAATCCGGATCTGCCATACCGATGACGAACTTGTCGATCGGCCCAAGGTTCTCGCGCCGTCGCGGTGAGTAGACATGGACGGTTGGCGGGAGCGTGTCGGCCTGGGGGAGTCCTGTCGGCTGTCCCTGCCAGTAGGTATCTCTGGTCGCTCCGGTGTCGATCCAGTTGGCCAACACCTCCAGTTGCCCTGGCGTTGCGCCGAATTGGTCACGTGCCGAGTAATACAGCTGCGAATGACGGGAGCGGAGCGGCTTCACCTGGTCGCTCTCAAATCCTCGCTGCCAATCGCCTTCGCTAAGTGCGATTTCGTTGAATTCGGTCGACATGCCGAGAGCCAACAGGATCGGGCGCACGTCAGCGTAGAACTCCGTCACCGGCTTCACTGTCCGTAGCTTGCGGATCGTGTATTCCTCGGTCCCAGCGAAGGCGTCGTACACGTTCCACGGCTGTGGATTCCAGTGCGTGTGACACTGGTTGCACTGCGTCAGATGCTCGCCCGGCCGGACCTGGTGAAGCGTCTGAGACACCGATACGATTCGCTTCGCTGCATCCAAGAGCGCGATCCAGAACGGTTGGTCGGCAGGCAGTTTGACGAGGAACGACGTATCCGGCATGCCGGCTGGATCAAGGATTGCTGTTGCACCTGCCGGTTGCGTTCCACCTTCCTGAATCGAGCCGTCCGCCAGTCGCCATTTTCGTAGTGGAATGACACCGTCGACATAGAGCGGAGTCAGCATGCCGATGCCATTGTGCCAGCCAGACAAATGTCGCTTGCCGCTGCCGAGCTTGCTCCATGCCTGCTCAAGAAAATCCTGACGAGGATTCAGCGGCGTGGGATTCGCGTGATAGATTGCGATGTACTCGATGCTGTTGGGATTCGTCGTGACGCCGGGATCGATATCACCACCCTGGTACTGGAGCCCCTGGAATACCTCCGCTTCACGCAGCAGCATGGAGCCGGATCCTACGATCCCGTACGGTTCGCCCGGCCGCAGATGTTCCGCCGGCTCTTGCTGCTCGATATTCGGCGGCGTGTCGATCCCGTAGATTTGAGAGTACGGCACGCGCGGCTTCGCCATGTACTCGGCCTGCGGCGTGTCGATCACCTGCTGAAGATAGGCGACGGTGTGGTCCTGCACTTGCGCTGGGTCGATCAGGTAAATCCCGTGCGTGCTCGATCCGGCTTCGCCAGCCTTGTTCCAGGTAACGAGCACTTTGTTTCCGGGAGCGCCGGCTGGATGTGTGACAGTACCGGCCGGCTGGCCATCGATCGTTGCCGGCGGAGCATCCTCGGCAGTCATTGCGGGCGTCAGCGATTTCAGTCCACGTGGCTGAAATCCCCACTTGGAATAGATCGCGTCGCCTTGCGTGATCTGACCATTGGCGATCACAGCGCCCGGCGTGTATCCGTTGCGGACGCCCGGGTTGTCGAGCGGATTCGGCTTGGAATATCGCGTTCCCCCACCCATGCCTGGCGACCAGACGGGGATTTGCAGCAGTCGTCCCTCATTCCTCGTCTGGTAGTAATGGATGAACGCAATCGACCCGTCCGAGAGTTGGGTTTCAAAGTGCGGTGGCAGTGCGAAGAATCCGCCGGTCTGCTCGCTGCCAAGAGCCGAGACAATCGGATCGGAGCTGTTGGTGCCGTCTGGATTCATTTGCCAGATGCCGGACATGCCGGCCCTGATTCCGACATCCTCCTGCTGCCACCACATCACCTTGCCGCTGGTCAAAATGTGCGGGTGATCAGACGAATTGATCGTGTGGAATCCGACTCGCTCAATGTTGCGGCCATCATGATCGCAGCGCCACAACTCGAAGATGGGAGCGGACCCACTTGCTTCGGGAGTCGTGTAGTAACTCGCATTCGTCGCGAACACGATGCCGGTCGGCGTGTAGGCTGGTGCCGTGATCCACACGCCGCGGTCAAACCAGAGCATGCCTTGCTCATTCCAGAATTCAGCGGTGGCGGAATCAGGCGGCAGCGGCGTAGGCGAATATTTGAACGTGCTGCGTGGCGGATTCCAAATCTGCTGCCAGTTGACCAGCGTCTTGAACTGCAGCGTGTCAGCGTTGACCTCGCGGAGATCGACTCCCTGGCCTGCCATGCGTCCGTAGGCGATCCGGATCCCGTCGAACGACACGACAGGATCCATTGCACCGGCCGCATCCAGCACGCGAGTTGAACCGTCAGGCAGTCGTTCGATGAGAGCACAGATCGGCATGTCGTACTGGCCGAGTTCCGCGATCGTTGCATTGCGCGTACGACCGTGCGGACCCTGCAACAGCACGATTGGGTAGTCGACCTGCCCCGCGGCCGGCTCGCACGAGGCGACGGTGAGCACTATCCAGAGGTAGGCGCGTGCCATCCATCGCATGAGTGTGTTTTCGACTGTCATCGGCCACCTTTACAACACCGGCATTTGAGCGCCACCCGTGCTCACGTTCCTTTTGGATTTTTTGTCTTTTCCTCCACCGACGCCAAGTAAACCCGCAGCTGCCGCAGCTCCTCCTTGAGTTCGGCAATTTCCTTCGACAGTTGCTGGTTCGTGACCTGCAACTTGTCAATTTTCTCTTGCAGTTGATCGTTCGTTGCAAGCAGCCGCGTCAGCTGATCGTGCAGCTGCTGGTTGGCCTCCAGTACTCGGTTGTTGATTTCGGCGTAGGCGCTGATTGCATCTTTCTGGACTCGCTGATCGACGTTGTTTTCATGCTCCCGAATCGACAGCTGCCACTTGGCGATAGCCTGGATCACAGTGGCAATCGCGGCACCAGCCGCAACCAGCAGTGCTCCTGAAATCCACTCCGTCATCAGTCGTACCCATGCGTGTCATCCACAACTGGCAGGCCGCAGGTCTTCGTGACGCTGCGGGTGCCGTAATTACTTTGGCTGCCAGCGGCGTATCTCCAGACTTCCCTCGCCAGCACACCACTAGATACAACGACTGCAATTCCGAATCCAGCCCCGAATTTTTTCCATTCGTCTTTGTCAATTCGCATGGCCAACAGAAACACCGGTGAGTAGCTGATCAACACCAGCAGTAGGCCGAAGCCGCACATCAGTAGGCGAGAGCGTCGCATCAGAATCCTTTTACGTCTTCAGCGAGAAGACAATCGTGGCGGCTGCCGCAGCGCCGGTGCCTGTAACCACCTTGAGGAAAGCGAAGTCGAACAATTCTGGAGGCAAGCTGTACCAGCGGGCGCCCGTGGTCGCCGTGAACGTCACGACCGCCCCCGCGGCGCCGTGGATCACCGCGAACGTACCGTCACTGGCATTCGAGCCCTGGAACGTGATCACGTCCGTGTCGAACTCGGTGGTGAGGTACATCCCGCCCGAACGAAAGGGGCTGATGTCGATTGGCGTGCTCACCGTACCGGATTCGGCGATGGCGGCACGGAGTGTCCCCACGCGCTGATCGCACGGGTACGTAGGCTGAGAAAGGTGTCCCATCTCGTTACTCCCTGTGTTGCGACAGGTCCGGGAGCGCGAGATGTCGGGCTAGGCCCGTTTATCCGAGTTCTTCGTTGATGTCCAGGGCGGCCACCCTGTCCCCGAGGGCCTTGGCAAGACCGTCCAGTTCGTACGCCGTCAATGCGGTGTCATTTTCCACAGCGTCGATGAAACCGCCGGCGGCCTCAGACCACGGACTGCCGAAGGCCACCTGCACAGCGTACTCGACTCCGACGTTCAATGCCGCGGCAGAGTCGATCGCATCACAGAGTTGATCCGCGTACGTGTGGGATTTGAGCGCCGACGCGACCACCCGCCTTGTGAGTCCAGTAACTGCCATGGCTAGGAACTCCCGTGTTTGCCGATCACCATTTCCCGAAGTTCACGACGCGACTTGCGAGTCAACTCCGGGTTCTTTTGTATCATGCGTTGCGTGTTTTCGGCAATGAGATCCTCGGCCAGCGGGACGCTATTTTCCATGGGATCCCTGTCCGGTTGCCGGCCATTGACGCTCACCATCCCTTCACACGCCCAGCCCCGTTTCTCGCAGAGGCTTTTGATGTAGCTGCGACCACGAGCCCGACTGATCACCGCCTCCGGATCGCCCTTGTACCGTGCCAATTCAGGGCAATATTCGTCGTGGGCCCCGAGACTGACCCCCTGGCTGGCCAGGGCCGTCTTCACGTCCTGGTAGTAATTCTCTCCGTACAGTTGAGCGAAATGCGGCCGGCCAGCCCAGAACACGTCATCGGTGACCACTCGCGCCGCACGCTGACATGCCACCATCGCCGCGAATGGGTGGCTGTTCCCATTCTTGCGTGAAATGGCATAGAGAGCAAATTTCGTCAGAGGCGGACTGGTGGTGTAGGCATCCTTGTCGAACTCGCCATCACCCTCCACCTCGGGGAAACTGCTCACGAGCTCGCTCCTGGTGGGAGGGGCCACAACCAGATCCGCATACCTTCGTAGATCCGAATGGGACTCGAAAAACGCATCCATGTTCATTTATCCAATCTCGATGTAGATGATGTAGATATCGCCCCGGAATTCAGCCCAGTCACTGTCGCCGGCGGTGTACGTGACGCTCACGCTTCCAGGTGCAATGGACATTTCAGGAACCAATTCGCCGGTTCCGCCCTCGTCCACGTAAAGAAGCGAACCAAGAGTCTGCCCCGCCGAAGCGAGGGTGCCTTTCTTCAATCCCGTGGTCGCAACGCTGATCCCGTTAAGGAATCCGTCGGCCGTTCCGCTGTCACTGGACAACGTCCCCACGTCAAGCGTCTTCGTGGTGCCCGTCGCCTCCGCGGTGGTGACGTCCACAAACACTCCCAGCACCGCGCATTTGGCCGGAAGATCCCACGTCGTATCCTGCTCGGCCCCGGTTGGGGTGCTCGTGATAGAAATCTTTTTCACCTTGGCCAAGGCGCCGACGACCGACAGATCCAGAAGATTCAGCTCGGCTCCGGTGGATGTCACCGCCGTTCCATTAACAGAGGGTGCAATGACGTCCAGCGCGTCGATCTGGGAGCTACTGTCCAGCACAACCGCCTTTCCGGCGGCGGACGTTCCGGCCGTTACGCCATTGATGTATTCGGCCTCGGCGCCGGACAGCAGGTCCACGGCGTTGAGCGTCGTGATGATCTCCCACGCCAAGGTCATGTCGCCCATGGCCGCGGCAATCGCGCGTTGGGCGGCGTCACTCAAATTGGCCATCACTTGCTCCCGTTAGTTTGTGGTTTAGCCTTAGCTGCAACCCTGGCCTGCTGGATCTTCAATTGGCCAAGACGCTCCTGCTGGCCGAGTTTCTGTTCAAACTGCTGCTGATTTTGAAGTAAGTCGAGAATGTGCTGGACTCTGTCCCGTTGGAGATCCTGGGTCGATCGAGCCTGATCGAATTCCAAGTCGAGCTGCTTGCCCATGATGTCGATCCCGCCCGTGGCCTGTTTCACTTGTGCGTCGATCTTCTTGGCCTCGGCGTCGATCATCTTCCCTTGCAGGTCCATCTTGGACTTCTCGATGTCCGCCTGGAGCTTCTGCATCTCCAGTTGCATCTGAGCCTGCTGCATCTGCTTGGCTTCGTCGTCCTCCTGAGGCGGCGGGATGTAGATCTTATCCACGTCCATGTCGTGCAAATCGCCCCACAGCTCCATCATTCCATTGGCCGGAGTGTAATCGCCGGTCTGCGTGCCGTACTGCTGAACAAGACTCATCCAGTGCTGGAATACCTGCATCAGGTTGGCGATGTCCCGATCACGATTCGGGCGGCGGATGGAACTGGCGGCGATCGAATACTGCATCTGACGAACTACCAGTTCGACGTTCGTGCTCATGATGAACGTCTCCCAGAGCCATCTCCCTACCGGCCCATAGCGATCTTCAACGTCCGTGCCTTTGACGAACAACCGAGTGACAAAGGCTTCCGTGGCGGCCAACTTGCTCTGCCACTGGACGACTTTCTTCTGCATGTGCTCGGGGCGCGTCCCTACCGCGCGAGCCTTGGCGATCGTCTCCTCTGCCGTTCGGTTCTGCGTCCCCCCCTCGTTCTTCCCGTAGGCGAAGTCGACAAGTCCCGTTCTGCGCCGGAAAAGATCGGTGACCAGTTCCACGATCCGCCACACGTCCGCGCGAGTCTCGGGCTGCTGGATCATCTGCACCACCTTGCGCACGTCCTCAGCGCCATGGGGAACGGGAATCACCGTCTGGTCCCCGCCCTCCTGGAGGTTCTTGAGGAGCTCGTCGTAGTGGGCCCCGGCCACCGCCCAGAAGTCGCGAGAGGAACTCCAGATACGGTTGGTGAGCCAGGGGATAATGAAGTTCAGAAACTTGATTTCACCCAGCGCCGGCGACAGGGGTGGTATCGGCCACGCGGCGCTGGGATCGCTGATGTCCGTGTTGGGGTAGAAGTCAAGTACCTGGATGGGCCACGCGTTATCCGTCCACACCGGAATCGGCCAACTGAACCGCTGGCGAACTTCGTCCTCGGACGCTCCCTGCCTCAGCACCGACGCCGGACAGTTCAGCGGATACGGAACGTTCGGGCTGATCGCCAGGTATGCATAGTCCCCTACAACGCCCTGGAGGTGGCGCTTGATCGACTCGTCCATCCCCGTCAGTCGGCCACCCACTCCTGTCTTGGACCAAATCTCCCACCAGACCACCAGATCGTTCGTCTGGCCGGCGGCTCGTTCCCCTGCCATGAAGGCCCCCTGGCTCTCTCCGTACGCCCAGGTGGACTCCAGGGATGCCTTGTCCTTCAGCGAGCCTTCAGGCAGTTGAAAGCGTCTCTCAGCCTTCCAGTGGGGCTCGATGTGCTTGATAGCGATCCACTGGGCGTTCTCCAGAGAACGAAAATCCGGATCAATCAGCAGTTCTTCTGGAGGGAGGTGCGCACTCTTGGTCATCACCCTTCCCGAGCCAGGGAAGGTGTAGGGGCGCGAGACAAGACAGCCCCTGCCCTTGATCAGCGCGTCGACTACGGCCAGCTCACTGCCGTCTTCGAGGTTCGTCTCCCCGGCAGAATAGTTCAGCCAGTCTTCCATGAGAAAGGCGACGACTCGATCCTGCGCGTAGGACTGAGCCTGCTGCTGTTCAAACTGTTGCTGAATCATCCCGATCCATTCGGCCTGAGCCAGTCCCTGGAAAATGTCCGGGGTGATCGGGATGGGGCGCTTGGGGGTGACCTGCCGGTGGGGGCATTCCCAGAAGAGATTCGGTCCGAACACGGCCACGTATTCGTAGGCCAGGTTCAGCGTGATCCGGAACTTGGGTGCCTCGACGCCACGCCAGAACTTCTTCTGGTACTGCGGATCCCACATGGCCGCAGCAGAGCGATTCACGAACATCCCGCACTCGTCCGCGACTTCACGCCAACGAGCGCGAGACTTGTCCGCGGACTCAAGCTTTCCCACCCACCCGGAAACGAGTGGACGGAAGAACTCAGTCGGGATTCCCGGAGGGAGGTCGATCACCAGCTTGCTCCATGCAGGTTCGGGAGCTGCTGGTGGTCAGAGGATTAGACTTCTTGTGGTTCCTGCTCCTGGATCTTCTTCATGTTCTCCTGGTAGTCGCGTTCCATCTGCAACTTGCGCTCTTGAGCGAACATCCGCGCCTCGTCCGCCTTCTCCCGCTCAATGCGGTGCATCTCGTAATGATGCTGCGGGATGTTCTGGAACGGCAGGTAATCCCACGCGCCCGAGCGTTCCGTAACGGGGTTGTTCGGCCTGTCGTGCGTCGGGGACGAACGGTGCCACACCCCCTGATGACGGATCATCTCTCGGCCGGGAGGGAATACGTCGAGCTTCACGCGGCCAGGGGATTCAACGGCCGTGACGATCGCCGCGTGAACTGCATTGTCGTCGTTGCGTGCAAACCATTGGACGCTTGCGCCAACGGGTGGCGTCGGAAGAAGAACTTCCTCGATGCCTTCGTGGGTAGTGTAGGTCTTTCCTGGTGTTTTGGCCATGATCTCTCCTTTACGCTACTGCTCCCGGCCCTAAATGGACGTACGGCGATGACGAATTCTGGAACTTGAGCAAACGCTGCGCGGCGTGGTACGCCGGACTGCCCTGGCTCCTGTACTCTTCCGCTTGAATGTAGGCTATCCCCATCTCGTGAAGGGGGGTGACGTACGCGACGAGGTACTCCACCCCTGCCATTGCGTCATGAATTCTCGGATTTGCCGGCTCATCCAAGACAACCATCTCTCCATTGAGCAATCGCTGCTGCTTCTTCCGGTACGTTGTGAATTCCTTGATCGTGGCTGTGCAGTGCTCGCAAATGAAGAACCGCGTATCGCCACTGTCGTCGACCCCCATCAGCTGCCGAACCATCAAGTACCGCCTGGCCGGCTTGTCCAGTCCAGGAATGAAACCGCTCTTGGTAATTCTACTGACGATTCGCTCTGCCTGGAAAGCCTTCGTGTAGGCGTGGAACACGGTATCCCCGGCCCCTACGCGGGTTGCGCGGCCCATCCGCTTGTCCATGATGAACGCTTCGTACATCCTCGAACCGATCTTCTGCTTCACCGCCTTGGCCAGAACTTCCGAAGTAGCCTTCCTGGCGATCAGCTCGTCCTCGACGATGATCACCCCCTCAAAACTCACCCCGTCGATCTCCGGTGGAGGGACCACACCAAAGATAACCGCCGTTTGGTAGTGGGACGGATCGATCGACAGGTATCGCGTCCACTCGTAGGGAAACCGCTTCAACTCGGTGAATATCTTGCTGAGAATCGCCAGTCTGGTTTTTGGAAGTTCGGCCAATTCTCTGGCGGGAAGCGTCTGAATACGGTGGATTTCTCGCGCATAGTCGTACATGGCAATGTCATCGAGCAGCAAGTCCCCCCTGTCTCGGCGTGCGATCGCCTCCTCGCTGCCCATCTTCCGAAAGGCGCGGTCCTTGGCCTGTTTGGTGATAGTTGGGTTCTCAGACATCAGTAGCGTAATCGCCTCGATGTCCCTCTTGTCCGAATCCTCCTCCTCCTGCTCCGCGGCCCGATCCAAGAGCCCCATGAGTGCGTAGTTGTGAACGTGCGGCCACACCGTCCAGAGGAACCAGCCGTTCACCTTCGTTCCGCGATCCTGGAACTCGTCCAGGTGGTGAGCGTGCTGGATGTCTTCGTCGATCCACACCCCATGAACGTCGTCCCCCTGCTTGGGGCTCTGTGAGGACGATGGATAGAAACAGATCATGGCGCCGTTCTTGAGTCTGAGCGACTTCACTTCACGAGAACCAGTCGTGTACCAGTCCCACGAATCTTCAATGATCAGCCGCGGAGGAAACAACGGCTCACTCGGAACCGACTCCTTGTACCGAGCCATGTCCTCGGGATCCGCCTCATTGAACAGACGCCACTTCTTCGTCTTCTTGTCGCGGATGCAGCGAAGCAGTCCCGGCTCGAACATCTTGGGGTACAGGGTTTGGCCGATATGCTTCCAGTCCCAGCCGATCACCCAGTAGCGCTTCGGATCTTCCGGTGTCGAGCATGGCCAGAGGGATGGAAGCTCCTCGCCATTGATGCCTGTGATTGGCTGGCCGAGGATGCGTCTGGCGAACTCGACAAGGCCGGGAATTGTTTTGCCGGCTCTCTTTCCACCTTTACAAATTAGCTCCAGGCACGGACTTTCGTGTATTCGCTGCTGAGTTTTGGTGAACGGTCGGTAAATCTTTAACACTTCCCGTTCGCGCGCCTCGAGTGCGGAGAAGGCCCGCTCCAGTTCACCCTGGTTCTCGGCCGCTGGACGTGCGTTGTGGCGTGCCATGCTTCCCCTGGACAGGTTCGGGGAATCACGCCTTTTGGTTAATCGACGAGTCCTTCTTCGGCCTCACTCAGAATGTGCATGGCATCGTCAACGCGATCTGAAATGTTAGTGAGCTCCTCTTGGTATATTTCGAGGAGTTTCTCCAGTCGGTCCATTTCGTCCGCAGCCTTCAGCAAAAGCTCACCCTGGCCGTTTTGTCCGCTGGCATTTCGTAGTTGTTGCGACAGATCGCTCATGCCTTCTTCTTCCTTGGTGGCCTCTTCCGAGGCGTCTTCTTGTGCGTAATCTTCAGCGGGTTCAGCGCCTCGACATTCTCCCGATCAATTACCGGTTCGTTCTCGTCAGGAACCAGCACTTTCAAGAGATGCTCCTTGCCATACTTCCCCAGTCGCTCCACGGCCAGCCCGGTGATGCGATCGGCCATCTCCTCATCGGACATTTCGTCCAATGGGGTGTGCCCGCGCTGGTTCTCCTGGACAGCCAGCCAGAACCGAGAGAAGTCCCGCATATGTCCCAAGAGTTCCTTCGATCCCGGCTTCTGCTGGGCCATCAAGTCAATCTGCTGGTACCAGAACTCCCCTACCGCGTCCGCGCCACCCCACCTGCGGACAACCGATTCCAATAGTTCATTCACTTTCGGGACGTCGATCGTCTGGTAGTGGATGACGTCGTAGATTTCCTTGAGCGCCTTGCGTACCCCATCGGCATGAAGACGAGTCTTTACCCTGTGGCCGTCGCGGTAGATGCAGTCCGAGCACCTGGGATCATTGAGCACCAACAGGGGGAAAAACTCCCCGCCCATTGGCCGCCCGCAGCCCTGTGGAGGTTCAGGACACTTCCAAATTTCGCTTCTCTGGCCGGTGTCAGGCCGCTTTCCCGTATGGAGCCACTCTGCCAATGCGGCCAGGTACTGCGGCTCATCCTCGTTGAACGGCGCCTTGGCGAACAGCGTACGCATCACGTCTTCGTACTTCGTACTGCCGTAGATTTTCTTGACGCCCTCCATCGACTTCAGCCAGGCCAGGATATCCTCGTGAGTCGCGCCGCCACCCATCATGTCCAGGACCGTCTTCTCGATCTCGTCCAGTTGGTAGCACTTCCAGAAGAACTCGTAGACCAGCATCTTCTCGGTGGCATGCTCCCCCGGATTCGGCGAGTGCCGGATCGGCCTGCCCGGGTAAACCCCGAACTTCTCCGCCAGATAGTCCCACCTTTCCTGATCAATCATGGCCCCACACTCCACGCGTCCGAGTCTTCCCCCAGCCAGTCCTCCCTGACGTACGTAAAGACTCCCTGGTTCTGATGGCGGATCTTTCCCCGCGCCAGATGGTGCGTCGCGCGGAACATCTCTTCAATCTGGTGGCGGTATCGCCCCCGGTGGTATTCCACGTAGACGATGCCGATACCGGCCAACTGCTTTCCGATCGATTCGAGGATCGAAATCTCCGCGCCCTCGGCGTCGATCTTGAGAATGTCCGGGCCCAATGAGAGAACAACGTCACCCGCATGCTCGACGTTCACGGTTTCTTTTCCACGCTCGTCGTGGCCCGTCTTGAAAAGAGAACTGCATACGCTCACCATGCCGCGCCGCAGGTTTGCCGCGCCGCAGAAGTCCGACACGGCGGATTGATGACAGACAACATTCAGTCCCTCAGTGTTTCGCAGCAGCAGTTCGTAGGACTCGACGGATGGTTCGTAGGCGTGGATCTCCGCTTCCAAGTAGTGCATAGCGAACCAGAGCGCGGCCACCCCGACGTTGGCCCCGATGTCCACGATCGTCTTCGGCTGCCGATTTCCGATGATCGGGTACTCGTTCCAGTGGAAGATGTCGTCAATGACACCCTGTGAGCACCGATCATTGTGATAGTAGAGCAAGCGCTCCTCGTTCCCCACCATCACGCGGAGTTCGCTGGCTGCTTCCGTTTCAGGCACTGCCTGTACTCCTTGGCCGCTACCGTCCAGAGGCTCGTATTCTCGAACCGCATGATCCGGCATTCGACCTCGTTGAACAGCGTCAAATCCCAGTCGTCGGCATTCAATCCACAGATGAATCCTTCGGGGTGAAGGTGCGCCGCCCATGATGCAAGATCCTCCTGGCGGTGAACCAGAATCACGTCCGCGTCCTGCGACTGCATGGTGATGACAGCCTCCGCCGGATCCTCGGAGATGATCTTGATCTTGCTGTTCAGCAGATCCGCCACGTTCTCGGCAAACTGCTGCTGAAGTTTCCCTGGCCCGCCAATCAGCGAGACGATGTCCTCCTTGCCATGCGTCGCGCCGGAAAAGTCGTCGATGCAGTACACCATCCCGTCCTTCATGCCGGACGCCAGAGCGATCGCACACTCTCCCACCCAACCTCCAACCTCTATGATCCGGACAGAACCTCGCTTGCCAGACTGCATCTCTGCCAGTGCCGTGAGCGCCTGCAAATCGACGTCAGGTACGCCGTCGCCAATGGAAACGGCGACTCGTCCTGCAATGCGACGTTTGATGATCGGGATCTTTGCATCCGAGAGTGCCTTCCAGCCGTTCTCTTCGGCGTAGACCAGTTCCGGCTCCCGTGGCATTTCTTCGGTGGGAGCGAAGGAAAGTGGTACGGCACGTTCAAAGTTCACGTCGATCATCCGATCGTTCTCTCCGATCCCCCGCTCGATGGCCTTGCGGTATCGCTCGGAAACGGCGTCGGCTGTGATGAGAATGGGCGCACCGACGGCCTTGGCCTTGTGATGAGCCGCCCATGAATCATGGTTACAGTGGACGACGGCCTGCTTCAACTTCGTCCATCCAGCCAGGGAGATGTCCCGCGTGTTTACCACGTCCTCGGTGGACACCTTCTCCGACTTTGTGTCGTCCCGGTACTCGTAGTCAAAGTAGGGATGGTTGATCAGCCCAAACGCGTCCATGCTGTAGAGGATCAGCCCAGTAGGTAGAGCCGCCGCCTCTCGGATTCCAGTCCCCCTCATTAGCGCCGCCTCTTCTCGCGTGTACTGCACGAGCGAGAAGTACGGTTCGACTGACGACTCTAGGCTGTGCCAACGGAAGATGTAAGGATTCTCCTCGCCCCCATGGACTGGATGCGGCGGAGGTCCGCAGTACGGCGCGCCAACAACCGTGGGGATGCCGCGGATCGACCTCTCATACAGGAAGTCGAAGCTCGTATCCCAGAATGGTTTGGCCCAGGACATGCCGCGCTTCAGTTCGATGTCCGGCTCGTTGTCCGAGTCGATCATCATGAGAACGTCGAACCCCGACTGACCGGCATGCTGGACGGCTGCATTTCTCGAGAGGAATATTGGTGTGTCGCACAGAATTTCGACTGCCACCCGCCCGATGCGATCATCCGCCTCCATCTTCACACGCGTCTCGGCCCACCAAGTGGCAATCTCTGGGAGGGTAGAGGCTATTCCTCCATTCCCAGAATATGCAAACATCGCCACGTAGATGTCCAGTTTTGCTTTCTTCACGTCGCTCTCCACAGAATCATCGTTTGAAACACGGCCCACAGGCCAACGCGCAAAAGAGTGGGGGCCGGGGAGAAGAACCCGGGCCCCCATCCAGGCACAGGATTCCTAACCCCAGACTTCTTACCACGCATCCGGCGAAACTGGAAAGCTCACCCGCCAATAAAAACGGCCAGGCTGGATTGCCCAACCTGGCCGCCGCGTAGCTGCAAGTGCAGCTCCCGAACCTGTCGTCGCTCTTGATTCGTTACGCCGCCTTCACGAGGTCCACGTTCACCAGCATGTCGCTGTTGGTGGACGAGCTGCTCACCGCGGAAAGCGCCGAGCCAAAGCTGTACTGGAGAACCTTGAAGGCCGTGCCGTCGGTCGTCTGAGCCGCCGTGAACGTCCCGGCAGCGTTGAACACCCGCGGACGGCCAGCGGTCGTCGAATGCGTCGAGGCCGCGGCAGTCAAGGCAACCAGTCGCTGGCCAATGGCGATGTCGCCTATCTGGGAGGCAGGCATCGTCACCAGAGCTGGCCCCGCCACCACGATCCAGCCCAGATCGTTGTTCGGAATCCCCGAGGCTAGGAAGTCGTCCACGACGCCGGCCACTTCCTCGTAGTCGACGTTGCAGTACCCATCCACTCGCTTGTAGCGGTGAGCGGAGGCGTACTTCACGACCCGCTTGGGGAGCAGTGGATCCGACATCCCAGACACGTTCCGCACAAATCGGCAGATGTTGAACCGGCCAGTGCGCGCCTGGTAGCTGGAATCCACACCCGTGGTGGGATCCAGATCACGGAAGCGCTGAAGATGGCCTTCGATACCGACCGTGCCGCCGAATGTCGTCGGAGGCGTGGAGCCAGCGAAAAACGTCGTTCCCCTGCGGGGGAGCCCACCAACGCTGTCCATTGCTTCATTCCTTGGCTATGACACTTCCGATTTCGCTTCCGGCACCACTCGGCCGGACGCTGCGTCGGACTTGCTGTCCATTGACGTAAGTTCTACGCAGCAGCGTAGTTGAGCATTTTCCCCAAATTCCGGGCTTTCGCTTTTAGGTTCCCGAAAAAGCCCGCGGCCATCAGGTTGCTGAGAGTCCGCATGTCGATGCCCTTAACGATGCCCATCGCGCTGGAGCCGTCCGTCATGCTGTCCAGAGACCAGAACAGGTTGTTCATCAGGCTTGTGAGAGTCAGATCCTCGACGTTCAGCACGTAGCCGGTGTTGACCGGTACGTCGAAGTCCATCTGAATCGCGCAGCCGTCCTGGTTCAGCGTGTTGCCGAATCCCAGATCCTGTGCTTCCTGGTGGGGGATGTTGATCCGGCGCAGGGTCTCGTGGTGGTTCTTGTAGCCCTGGTATAGGTGACTCGGCAGGATGCAGAGCCCCGCGTTCACGCCAGAGGTGATGTGCAACCAGGTTAGGGCTTGGCTGATCACGCGCCAGCAGTTGGCTTCCCAGGTGACCGCGCTGGTTCCCCACGCATTGCTTGACCAGTTCAAGAGCTTGGGGGAGTTGTAGTCGTACTCCCTGTCCCCGGAACCGTTCGGCCAGTCGTTGGCGAGAGTCGCGTTGGGTGAAGTTCCCAGAGCCGACGTCCAGCTTCCGCCCTCGTTTCCGGGAACCGTGGACAGCGCGTCGATACCAACCGTGTCGGATGGCTTGGCGATGATGTCGCCCACAACGGTATTCCCGTCGTCGCCCAGGTACGTCTCCAAACCGTGGACGGCGTTCTCGCGCCCGGCGGCATGCCCGTCCTTGTACAACTCGCCGGAGAAGTCCTCGGTGAGGCCGGACATGATGTTGTTGATCTTGTCCTGGTACAGATTGATCAACTGGTTGTCGCCAGTGTTGATCGCCTTCTGCATCATCGTGATCGTGTCGGTGTTGATGTGCGCCCGCCAGTCCAGCTTCAATCTCCGGAACGGGTTGTGGTTGGAGTAATCCACGGCCGATCCGTCCGCATACTGGGACGAATTTGGCTTGGAAAACTTCAGCTGGTAGACGCATTGATCGCCGGAGGCGTTCTTCTCGATCCGGCCCCGGCGCCGCAACATGGCCAGGAGAAGACGACGGCGGATCGTCATGTCCTCAAAGCCCTTCATGTACTTCGGGCGCACCGCACTGACGACAGCTGCGAAGACGTCGGACATTGACCTAGACCCTTATGCTATGCCGCTTGGTGCGCCCGCAGGGCGTTTCGAAACATGTTGTGGATTTCAACTTCGGTGGCGTTCACCGGCTCGTTGCCGCCTGGAGCAGACGCCCCGCCAGAAGACGGGCTGTGCTGTGCACGCGCCATCGCGTTTTCGAGGAAAGACTGCGTCTGCTGGGCGCTGATCTGTTCGGGGGTGACGCCGCTCGCCGGCGGAGCACCGGCGCCCGGCTGAGGCGTGACTGCGCCCGCTTGTGCCGGCGGCGGCGCTAACTGCGAAGCGAGTTGCAACAGCGCCCCAGCGTCCGTTACCCCGTGCTGGCGCAGCGTGCTCACCGCGTCAAAGAACTTCTTCCCGCCATCGGTGAGCTTCCGCATCGGCTGGCCGTCGACGAGCTCCATGTTTTGGCCGTCGTACAGCCAACTCTCGTTCTGGCTCTCGAACTTACCAATCGCGTCGTGGGCCGTGTTTTGGCTGAAGCGTTCCTCGAGAAGGGCCTGGGCCTTCTCCTGGATCATCCGCTCGATGGGTTCCTGGAACTTGTCCCAGACGTTCTTGTAGAAATTCCCGCCGTAGAACAGATCCTGCACGCTCTTGGATCGGTGCGCCTCGAACTCGTTCAACTCACGAAGCTCGGGGCTCATCCCCATCCATTCGTGGCCTTCAGCGGGGACATAGCGGCCAGTGGCGTCCTTCTGGATCACTCCCGACTGGAGCATCGAATCCCACGACGGGTTGTACTTGGGAAGATCCCACGCCTTGGAGAAATGCGATTCGACATTCCATTCCTCAGGCTCGGCGGGCGGCTGCTGTTGCGGCTGCTGCCGGCTGCGCAGAGCCTCGGTGATTTCGCTGGCGTGCGGCAGAAGTTGCTTCGCCCAGGTAGCCAACTGCGACTGCTGCTGGTACTGGCCGACAAGATGCTTGGCGAAGTCGGTGTCCGATGTGTGGTCGCCGACGTCCAGACCCGCGGAACGAGCGTAGTCGATGACCGGGTTCTGCGGGGTGGACGCCGGCGGACCTGCCGATGGCGTTGCAGGTTGCTGTGCGGGAGCGGAAGGAGCTGGTTGCTGCTGAGGTTGCTGCTGAAGCGCGTCGCTGAACGCGGTACTCAGGTTCGCGGGAGGAGATTCCGTAGTCGACGGGGGCGGCTGAGAAGCAGCCTGCGGGGTGCCATTGGTATCTGGCATGACAATCCTCTGAAACGGTTCGGGGTTCCCAGCTTTGGGATCTTCCGAGTAATCTCAGAGAATTGCGGAACTGGAAATATGCTTTGCTCACAGCCTGTCACATCTTGCCTAAAGTTGCCTAATGAGAATGAATGTTGTCCGTCGTAACCCGCCAGATCCAGCGATTTTGAGCGAGCAGGTGTTTCTTCTTTCAGATGGACCGGCAAGAGTCGGCAAGAGCTACTCTCGGTTGAAGCAGCTCATAACGTATGGCCAAGGCGTTGACGGAAGAACCGTCTATCTGATGTGGTGCCGCTATGAAGGCGGCAGGATGGCCACGAGTGTCGAGGCGTATCGCAGGTTCCTTGAGCACCTCAATGCACAACCGAATGGGCAATGAGCATGACTAGAACTGCACCCTCAACTTCCCCTGCCTCTTGAGCATCAGCTTCCACTCCCTCAGCCGATCTCGCACAGCCAATAGCTCGGCATGCGATTCGGAACACTCTTCCTTGGTGTACAGGTGAGGGCGGGATGCGCGCTTGGCCATCTCGCTCGATAGCCCGTCCACCTGTGACAAGTCGTATTCGGCAGGTCTACGACTGATCATCTCAGCAGCCCCTTGCCCTCGCCGGCGCCACGAGCCTTGCGGCGCCGCGCAACGCACGACGCACGGGCCGCACGCTGGCAACGCCACGTACGACGCGAGCGGCGACGGATACGGCACCTCGCACCGGTCCGCGGCAGGCGGCCTCGGCGTCGGCGGGGATGCAGAGCACAAGAGCAATCAGGCAGACGGCGAAAATCAATGGACGCATGGGAAATTCCTTTCAGGTAAAAGAACGGGGGCCACGAGTCGAACGTGGCGGCGTCTGACGTATCAGGTCATCAGCCCACCGAGCCCCGCGTGAATCAGCTTCCAACGAGTTTCTTGAACACACTGTCTTCGATCATGTGCAGCTTCCACGTCGTCGTTCCGACTTGGAGTTGCACGGTGCCGTAGGGGATTTCTCCAGGCTGATCCGGAGGAATTGGATCGGTTGGCACGTCGACAACAGGATCTCCTCCGAACCACCTTCTCTTAGTGGGTTCGTGCGGATCACCCTTCCACGACAAGGGACGAATACGCAGAATCGACGGGTTCATGATCCCGCCGCGCGTGTGCTGGGCGCCGTCGCCGTGCCCCTTGTATTCGTGCAGCAGCAGGACGGCAAAGTCCTCGGCTGGCACGTTGTAGGAATTGTTGATCCTGCCAGCGACGACCTGGTTGCACTTCCCGGCCTCGGGGAAGTAGTTGTAGCCAAGGATTCCGCCCCGCATGCCCTCGAAGGCAATGGCATGCTCCGCCTCGTTGGGATCCCCGTCGAAGATGTGCCGCACCGCCTGTCCCATCTCCGCTTCACACTGCTCCACCAGTCGAGTGGCTTCCCTCAGGATTGCCTTCTGGTGACTGGAAGCGTTGCTGGTGTCGATGTTCACCCGCGTCGAATGTTCTCTGTCCCGATTCGGGCGCGAGGTGTCACAGCCAGGCACCGGCCATGATCCAGATCCGGTGGCAAACTGCCGCATCGACTCGACCACGCCTTCCATCTGCCGCTGGACGTGCGGATCTTCGCTGAAGATCGGCAACGCGGCATTGTCCGGTGGCGCCCAGTCTGGAAGGGGACAACGAGGAAGATCCAGCATCAGCTCGGTAACAGGACCGATGTCCCCGTCAGGCAGAATGGAGCGGTGGTGTTTGTCGAGTGATGCGAACTCGAAGTTGGCGTCCTGACTCTGCCAGGAAGCGATGGCGTCCTTCACCATGCGGTGGCGGATGTCCAGGTTCTTCAGATCGTCCGCAGTGACGTTGTACCCGTTCGGGTGGCCGGGGCGCCAGAAGTGGCCCGTGCGGTGCAGGAACGGAATCAGCTTGCGTTGGTCGATGGTCACTTAGCATTCCTCCCACACACCAGCCCGGAGGTAGCCGTGCCACAATTCGCCACTATCGTCTGACACCAGAATCGACGGAGACACGGTGATGGTTCCGTCGTCGTGCTCGGTCACGTCGTGGTTGCTGAGGTTGCCCCAGTGCCCGTTCGGCGTCCGTGCATACCACGTCCCGTTCTTCTGGTCGAACTCGCCCGGATCGAGCGGCAGACCTTTGTCGGACGGATAGACTCGCTTGCCCTGCATATCACGGCCCCAGTAATGCCACCATAATCTCGATGATCTTCTGAATCGTCAGACGCTCTCCACTGATGAGCGTGTCCAGCACCATCATGAATACCCGAATGATCTTGTCCGCGCTGATCGCCTGCTCGTCGGCGTGCGCGCTCATTCCCTCGGCTACTTCGGCGAAGGTGGCGTGCGTGTACCGGCCAGAGGTGATCTCCGGAGTATTCACCTGGTTGGTCAAGTCTTCCCGGAACGCGGCGAACTCCTGCGACTTACCGCGGATGGCCAGCAAGGCGTCCGTCATACCGCGCACGGTCTCGAACACCGCGGTCAGGGACGCATCGGTGCGCGAAGAGGCGGCTTCGTAGATAGCGGATAATTCCGCGACGGTAGCCTTGTCGAGGTTGTACTGGCGGCACAAGGCGAAGACGGTCTGGCCGACGCGTGACAGAGTCGGAGTCGGATCGCCCGGATCGATGGGCGGCGGGGTACTCCCGATCTCGATCAGCCGGAAAGGGACCGTCGCCGTACTCCCATCAGAATTGATCCGCAGATGATAGTCCCCCGCCGGAAGGCCTGTGATGTTCAGGTACTGACGATCCTGCGCGTACGAAGTGCCGGGAATCATCAACAACGCAGCCAGCGGAATCAGGCACCACTTGCCCTTGGCCGCCTGGAACGTGACAGGCTGTTTCGTGATCGTCCTCAAGACGAATACGATGAACCCCAGCAGCATCGTCAGCGCGGACACCAATTGCGGGTGATCGGCAATCAGGTCCTGCCCGATCAGCCAGGCCAGCAGCCCCGAGACAAACGTGAGCATCCCCACCCAGTTCAGCTTCGACAGATACCAGAGCTTCTCTTGCAGCATGACAGCCTCACTCGTAAAGAAATCCCACCCTCGACTGGGCGCTGCGCCAGGCAGCCGCCACGCCCTCCAGGTGATCGGCCTCCAGGACGGACAGCAGGATCGCGTCCGCCCGCCCATGCGAAGACGCCGGATCTATGCCCGGTTGCATCTCCGTCAACTCGTCGATCGACTTGCGAACCAATTCGTCGAGATCCATTGTGTAGCCGTCCGGGTGGCCAGGTTACTTCTGTGATGTGCCCTCGACTCCACGGGCGACTCGCTCGCGAGTTCGGTGGTGAAGCCAGTGCATCGCCTCTTGAATCTTCGTCAACGCCAGCGCGTTCTCACGGCAGGCATAAATGCCGGACTGGAATCCCTGCAAGCGATGCTCGACGATGGCAAGGAGCGACTCGTTGCTCAATCCGTTGGGAGGGCTTTCCTTGAGAGGTCCTTTCTGAAAATCAATCCTGACACCAGAGGCGTTGCCAATGGTGGGGGTGATAGAATATTGGTGGCAGGCGTTTCCGGGACCAGGATCGTCCAGCACTTCAATGCGAAGCAATTCGTTCAATCCATTCACCTTGTGGGAAGTTACTTCCGACATGCAATTGATCTCCTTGTAAAGTCATGGCCCCAACTATCGCAATCCCCGGCGCTCGTGCTCCGGAAAGAACTCCCTATCGGCCAACTCCACATCCTGGCGCGTCCAGGTTTCCCGGTAGCACGTCCCCCTTGCCGAGTACCTCATCCCGCCTTCGCGCCAGCGGAGATCCCAGCCGGTTCCTGTCCTCGTGATCGATCCGCACTTCTCGGCCAGCCGCCAGGCCACGACGTGGTACATCCCGTCTCGGTGGATGTCCCAGAACACATACTGATCGATATTGCGGGCATGGTTTCGCTCAATGAAGTCCACTCGCACATAGACGTCCCGTGCAACAAACCCCAACAGCCATGACAGCATGAGAGCCACGGGTGCCCTCCAAGAACGAAAAAACCCGCCAGCCGCCATGAAAGGCAGCCGCGGGTTTTCGTGTCCGCTAACGCTGGTGAGTTCGGGTGGCCTTACCACCCGCTACTGCTCGCAGTTCCAAATCACCTACTGGAAATGGTGGGAAGTTTCTGGACTTTAGTCAAGTCAATTCCCGCTCCACAACCACTCGAACCTTCCCGAGTTTCCGGTGATTCACCGGCACCCGCACACTCACCGCGTTGATATCCCCCTCGCTCACCGCCTTGCGCAACAAGTCTTCCAACGCGGCCAGGGCCGAGGTGATCTTGCGCGCGTTTTCGGTGTCTAGGTGGCGGATCAATGAGGCTCCTTGCCAAGCATGGACTGTAGTGGAGACACACCGACCTGCTGGCCTGGATTCCAGATCCACACCTTCATCGTCATGTCGTGCCCATCCTGGCAATCACAACACGGAATGTCTGCCCAATAGCCGAGCTCGTTCAACTTTACGCCAAAACGCTTCTCGACATCGGCAATTGGCTCGATTCGCCTCTTGGCAACCCAGTGAACGCTCGTCGTATCAGCCTCCGCCTTCCTCCACCAGCACAGCCCACCCAACAACTCAAACACGCTACTCAAGAATGATCTGCGTTGCATCAGCTTTCTCCTTTCCCCACATTACAACAATCCACTACACTCTCGGGAAGAGGAACCTGTCGAAGGAGGCCGGATGAGCGACTTCAACATCGACCCCTACCACGCCATCCGAAACCATCCCGAGTCGCAGCGCGAGGCCACCCCCCAGATCTGCTGCACCTGCAGGTTCTACTCGCAGGAATTTGAAGAGAAAGGGTACTGCCGTCTGAACCCTCCGTCCACCATATTCACGCCCAATCACCGCTGCCAAACGACTTTGGTTCCCCTTGACGACTTCACGACATGCTGGCCAATAACGCACAAATTTGACTGGTGCGGCCAGTGGGAAAGGTGGGACAAGTGAACCAATCCTGCCAAAACTGCCGCTTCGCCAAACCCATCGGCGACACCTCGCGACTCACCTGTGTCCGATTCCCACCCACCATCGTCGCCGTCGGCTCCTACGGGAATCCAGAGCCACAACTCCCCGAAGTACCCAGAGACTTCTGGTGCGGTGAATGGCAGGAAAATCCACCCGAATCCGGCCCACAGCGAGCCACACCCGCCTCTGTCCACCAGATCGAAGCTCAAAGAAAACAGGCCGAGTCTTTCTGCGTAGGCCACGCTATGGACCACGACAACCAACGGTGCAGAGTCTGCGGCAAGTCCATCAAGGAAATCGAAATGGAAAGGAAGGCGTTATGACATGGGCGGAATCTTCCCAATCAAAATGCTCGAGGAGCTACTCAAAAATGAGACCATCGGCTCGGTAACCAGAGATCTCGCGAAAGAAATCCTCTGGAGACGCGACCACCCCATCATGGAATCCATCGACTGGTGGCACCTCAACCAGGCCATCGAACACTACGCCGCCGATCCCAAATCCGCAAACCAGCGAATCCAAGACGGTATCCAGACAGACGGCTCCTTCCGCGGAGCACCATACGACAACACCATCCACCAGATCCGCTGCCGAGCACAGCAAGGGCCACTCTAGTGCGGCCTCCCCGAGAAGAACTCTTTCCAACATCCCAGCACCCAAGGTACACTCAAACTCGCTGGACGCGGCGGAACAGCTTACAGCCCTCAAACCGGCAAACTAACCCGCCGATAGACTCGTCGCCTGATGACTCCAATCTCAGGCCTTCCCCCGGTGGTGATGAAACGGCCTAAGACGCACTGCGGGACGAGCGACACCCCTACGGTCGAATGGCCGTCTCTACGCGCTTTCTCGACAGCCACCAATACCGTATAAACCGACTGGCAGTAAGGGTTTCGGGAAAAGAGTCTCGGGAGCGTACCTACAGGGTTTTGGCCGCCGCGTTGGTCCAGCCCCCCCCTCGCGCGCCTGCGAGCGACACCCCCAGCCACCCCAGCCACACCCCACAATCACGCGTGTGCGTGTGTGCGTGTGTGCTGCTAGTCTAGTGGGGGCCTGGACTTACGACGTACTCACCGTTCGGTGCGACATGCATGCCGGCATGAGTGAGAGCAGCTGTTGACTACAGGGGTGGACGCTCGACTACAGACCTGGCGCGGGTTGCATGCATCCTGCCAACTGCCCATTTCCCAGTGCAGGCTAGGCTTCTTTTCCCTTGCTAGACGCGTCAGATTGGCCTATGTGGGCCGATATGCCCGGGAGGGGTGGATCTGTCCGACGGGCATACTCGAGGCAGAGGCGGAGGCAATCTGAAGCCGTGAGCCCTGCCCTTCGGGACCAATCAGACAGCCATCCGTTTAGCTCGACCGGAAGTCTGACCGTCCGACGGGCGTTGTCGGGCATGGTGGCCTTTCTGCCTCCTGCCCTATGAGGGGTGTACAGTGTCCCGTGCTCGGAATCGATCATGTCCCCGAGCCTACCATGCGTCCGCGCATAGAAAAACCCCGCACCAACGTTAGCCAGTACGGGGTTAGAGGAACAGCCGACGTCCCCAGTCTACCCGATCAACTCGGCGATCGAATCGCAGCGGCGGGTAATCGTGGCTGGCGAGCAGTGCCGCCGTCTGGCAATCTCGACACGTGATAGGCCTGCCATCAGCAGTACAGCGATCGGCCGAAGGACAGCCGGGAGTGAGTCGAGTAGCCGAGACTGGGCGTCTGAATCGTCCCGCTGGCGGAGCTCGGTGTCGACTGGGACGGTGGACAGATCCACCTTGCGGAAATCCCTCCGATCCATCGCGTCGACGTAGCCGGGCCGGCGGGTGCCACCGACTAGGTGAGTCTTGCGCGCAGCCAGACTGGCGGCCTTGACCGCACATTCCCGGGCCGACTCCATTGTCGGCCGATGGCGGCAGTAGAGCACCCACGAGTGAGCTATCGCGTTGTCCAGTCGATCCTGGAGCTCGGTTGGATTGGAGATTCCGGCCAGTGCCAGACTGCGCGTGATCCGCCGGCGGGCAATGTGGCGGATGAGGGGGTAGAGACTTGCAAACTCTTCTCGCGTCGTGGTTTCCATGGTTCACCTCCAATGGAAAAATGCGCGGCCCTAGGGTGAACACGACCAGCGCGAGTAGCGCAGAGCGTACTAGGGCCGCGCGTGGTTCGTTGTGGTTCGGTCGTGTTCACGTTGGTATCATAGACTCTGTTGACATGCTGTCAACAAAAAAGCCCGAGATTTCTCCCGGGCTATCCTTGGAATCGTCGTAACCTACTTCGCAGCAGCAGCTACCGCGCTGAAGAATTGTTTGGCAAGCTCCTTGTCTGCAAGGATCAAGGCCAGTGTCCCAACAGCGTAGGCAGGGATATTCAGCGCGGGGGTGTATTCCTTTCCCTCAGAAGACAACTGCTTTGGCGCGTCTGGATGGTACGCGTATATGCCTCCCTTTTCCGTCACCTTGATTTGCGGCCCGCGCTTGCGAGCGGGCGCTGCACTGGCCAGCGCGGCCTCGAATTGAGCTTGCGTCATGTCCCCGGCCAGCACCTTGGAAAACAATGCGGATGCGTTCATCTGAATCTCCCCATGTGAGTCTTTGAGCGGTCCCGACGTGGTCCGCTCTTGCAGTCAGTACCCGTTGCCGATCCTCTGATTTTCAGAAAATCTCGCAAACCCAAACGGGTACTAGACTTGCGGGATTTTTCACCCAAATCTCACCAGGGATGCCACCTAGCCCACACCTGGTTAGGGATTGCCGCCAGCGATTGCCGCCAGCGGATCTCTTGATTGCCGCCAGCGGATGAAAATTTTCGCGGCGACAACGGGTACTTCATGCGGCGGCGGAAATCGTTTTCGCCCTTTTGTTCTCACACTCGAGGGGTTTGCCATGCTCGCTCAACAGTTGCGATCATTGTTGGATTCAGTGTCCTTTGCGGCGGATACCGGCTCATTTCGGTTCACAACCCAATCGATTCAGCTGGAATGCAACGGCAAGATCACCGCGTGTGCGACCGACGGCCGCCACATGGCCTACCGCGAGATGCCGGAATCCTTCCTGCCTGACGGCCAGTATCTCTTGGATGTTCGTGGCGTCAGGGATCTCTGCCGGCGGATCACCAAGACAGCGTTCGGCCAGGTTGCGTGGTCCCCCAAGGGGGACAAGGCCATCACGTTCCAAGTCACCAGGAAGGCGAAACCGCGCGTGGTGACTTGTGAGGTGCCGCTGGTGGAAGGCAGATTCCCGAACTGGAAGGAATGCTACCACCACGACACAGTAACCGGCCAGCCGGAAGGCGTGATTCACGGCGTCCGCGAAGACGTGCTGGGCTCGCTTCCCACGCCTGGTAACAACGGCTACCTGTTCGACCTGCGGAACAAGACCGCCAGTATCGTGCAGGACATCAAACCTCCCAAGAACAGTGGCTGCATAACCATTGCCGGCGAGGCGTCCATGAGGCTGGACGTCGAAGCGCTGCGGAACTGGCTCGAGTCGCTGCCTGCCAAGAGCAAGCTGACCATCGAGTTCTACGACGACGGACGGCCTGTTCGCGGAAATGCCGACAACGGCAGCCACTACCTGCTCATGCCGATGAGGCGCAAATGCGACCTCTGCTGACTTGCCCAATTTTGCGGCGGAGTGACATTTGTTTTGTTGACGAGGCCGCAACGAGCGGCTAGTCTGACGTTCGATCCCCACGAAAAAGGCTCCCGCGTCGTTGTCGCGACCGGGAGCGCGGTCAACCCTGTTGAGGAGGAATTGACATTGATGAACCAGGCCGCCTACGACGCCGCCATCAAGGCGGCCTACGCCGGCCACAAGTACCACCTGGCCATCAATGGAGCCATCGACCTCTACGACCAGGGGCAGGTGGACACCGCCGGAAATGATGAACTGATCGGCCGCTACTGGACAGAGTGGCAGGAGATGTGCAAGGAAGCGATTCGATTGCATGAGGCCACCGCGGGCGGGTGACCCGCGGGGCTAACACGAATGGGAGATACGACGATGACAAACTACGACGACGAAAATTACACGGAGAAGATGCTCGCCAGCTTCCGCCGGCCGGCATCGCTGAAATCGCTGCAGGCACCAGACGGCACCTCCGGCCTGGCTGTCGAGCCGTGGTTGAAGGGGGAAATCTACGCCGTCGCCGCAGACTGGTCGCAGGCTGCCGGGCAGGTCTGGTCGTACGGCGAGGACGGCTGGATCCCGACGGGCCAACAGGTGGCTGACTATCGCCATCATGCCTGCGCTGCTCTCGCACGGGAGATCAGCGAGGCTCTCGTGATGAGTGGCGAGGAGGACGACGAGGACGAGGTGAGCGACATCGTATCGCGGGCCGTGGAGATCTGACGTTCACCCCCGCGGGCCGGCCGCGGATACCCGCCGGCATGGCCGCACGTCCCACCTCCACGCTGGTGCGGCTGGACGCTCGGACGGGTGATCCGAGTGACTGACGGGACAAGGAGATCTAGACGATGACCAAAATCACAATCACCGAACTCTGTCACCGTTATCCAGGACAGACTGAGCCGCAGCCAGCCAGGCTGGTGATCGACCCGCAAGAGCAAACGGCCTACGCCGAATACAACCCCGAGAGCGGCAACGGTGTCAGCATGGCAATCTGGCACGGACGGGAGCTGACGTGCTGCCTGAGCCCCTACGTGGACGAGGGGCAACTGACGGACTACCTGGAGGGTGACGCTCAGCGATTGCTGGAGGCGATCTGCGACGGTCATACCGTCGACTGGGACGGCAACAACCACGTCGGCCGACTGACGGACGAGGCGGCAGAGGCGCTCGACGCACTGGAGCAGAGGCTCGGGCGGCTGCCAGATTCCGAGTACTGCGAGGCCGACGACTGGTTGCAGGACCTGGATATCCCTGCGGAGCTCGAATCGCACGCTGGTGACGTTGACGCGTTGGTGTCGGCACTCATCTCCGAGTGCGAGGACGCCAAGGTGAGGCTGATCGGCGGTTGTGAGGCAGTTGCCGATTACGTCCGCGGCCGGATGGCTGTGGCAGAGGCAGAGGTCGAATGACACGCCACCGCGGGCGGGTGACCCGCGGGGCTAACTTGAATGAGGAGATGAGACGATGACCTATCGAGCATTCCAGGGTGCCAACGGCTGGTACGTGGCGAGTGAGGATGAGCAGGGATTCCACCGCCAGCCAGCCGGCGGCGGAAACATGACGGCGGCTGAGGCTGAGGCCGAGGCAAAACGCCTAGCAGACTGGGGCGACGACGACGACTACGAATGGTCGTGGATGAGCCGCCCACACTCCGGCCGCGACGACTGATATTGAGAAGGAGGAAACATGAACGGGTCCAGCATGAGACGCCAGTGCCCGGACCACCGGATCCGCCACGACCGATACACCCGAGATGACGATCACCCCCGCGAGCCGGCCGCGGATACCCGCCGGCATTTTCTCCGCGGGCGGGTGACCCGCGGGAAGGTACACATGACCATCGACCCATTGACGCGGCAGGCGCTCGAGCTGCTCCGGTCCGACCCCGCCTGCTTGGCCGACGCCCATCGCGACCCGGACACGTGCGACTGGGACGCCTGCCCCCACACCATTGAATCAAGCCTCCGGGTTGTCGATCACGTACCCGAGCCGCGCCATCGCTCGGTTCCAGGCGCGAGCAATTGCTGCCTTGGAATTTCGCGCGTCGTCGTTGTACCAAGTGATGGGTTTATTAGTTTCCGCGCGCAAAGATGTCTCTGCAGCATGGTAGAGTGTGGACCCGGAGAACACTTCTCTGCACCAACCAGACAGGCATCGCCGGCCCTTAGTGTTGGCGAATTTCCCACGGCAGATATCCCTCGCCGTCAGTACCGGCACTTCAGTTGGCCACTTCATTTCAATCGTCTCACTCTATACCCAACTCCCAGGGCATCAATTCCTTTGGCTCGTCCAGGCGAACCACCTGGCCCCCCCACGCCAACACCATGTCGATCACGTCTACAAGGTCTTCCTGCTCTTCCTCTGTCATACGAGAGCGATCGCACTGGAATTCGACGGCCGGTACTCGCGGTGTCTCACTCACTCGGGCACCCCCAGGTTCACACGTACGAAAAGTCCCAATCAGGACCAGGACCGCCGAGCATCCCGCGAACTCCCGGCTCGTCTTTTGTTCGCATCGCCGCCACGAAGGCACAGTCCAGACAAATCCATCCGACGTGGTACTCACTGCACGCTTCGGATTCCCATCGCGACGCGGAACACCCGGTTGGTTCGTCGCCGTCCCAAGGCGAATAGGGAGCGACTTTGATTCGCTTGTCGCATTCGCGACAGACTTCGTCTTTCAGCTCTGACATTCACGCCTCCACCACTTCAACAACGCCACAAGCAACGAACGCTCCAATTCCACGACGTAGCTCCCGTCAATGCAAACACTCCAGCCACTCCGCTTGCTCGGTCCGTATTCTCGGTCCCACTCGAGTTTGAACGACTTCACCCTTCCACCTCCAGGCTCCCCGTCTCCAGCCACGCCGATGTCGCTCACGTCAGCCTCCGTTTTCAAATCGCATCGCGTCCTCAATCTTGCGAACCGATGCCGGGTCAATGTTCCAATGCGTCGGCCGCAATCCGTGCCTGTCCAGCCATGCGGCCATCACCTTGCGGACTTCCTCCTCCAACTCTCGGCACTGCTCTTTGTTCGGCGACACCTGGCCTTCCGCCCAATCGCCGCTGTAATCCTCGTGGCACCACACGTTCTCCAGCCAATCCTCGGCGTCCCAGATGTCTTCCGGTGGCGTCGGCGCGAGGCATTGTGCGACCCAGTAGACTTGACCGACTTCGGTCATCTGCCTCCCTTCCTCGATGGCCTCCTCCACCGTGTCGAAGGTGCCATGGTAATTTTCTTCGTTGGTCGATACTGACCATTTTCCTGCGACGTTTTCGCTCACCGTCCAATCCTCCTCAGCACCTCAGGTAACGCCGCCCACACCTCGCTCTCGGTTATGGCGTCTGGTTGACGGCCGCGTAACTGGTTCACTTTCACTCGGTCGTAATGCTTCACGTCGCAGAGAGCCTTCAGCGCTAGCTGCTCGACAATTCGCCACCGCTGCACGCTGTCATCCGCCGCCTCCCGCGTGAACGCCTCCCAGAGCGGCACATTGTCCCCGAATCCGAGAACTCGCAGCAGAAGCCAATCTGGTGCGTCTGGCGCCCATGTCAAAATGGGTAACCTTTCGGGTCCCGGTCACGCCTCTCCGGCCGCCAAGTGTGTCGATTGGATTCAACGATCCAGGCCCAACCCTGCACAACATGCAGAACGGAAGATCCTCCGCGAATGCCTTGCGGACCGCGGATGCTTCGCGGTTGCGGCGCTGGCGTTTCGGGGAGATGGGTTTCATGGCACCCTCACACTCAATTGAAGTCGGTACTTTTGCCACTTCACCCCTCCCGCTCGCACAATGGCCCCGAAGTAAATCGCCCTTCGCACGTGATGCCGCGAACATGAAGCCGCTGGCAAATGCAGCTCGGACACAGCAGGCCGCCGCCGTGTCCCGTGGGACTGATAGCCAGCCACGCTTCGTCTGGGATTATCAAATCCGGGAATCCGTATTGGTCACCGTATGGCCGCCCGCAGTCGACACACCCAGACATCTAGAAATCCCCCCTGGTCACTTCCTCAATCCGCGGCCAACGACGACCGGATATGATGTTTGATACGGTCGACTCAGCAATCATAAATTCAACAGCAATGTCCTTTTGCAGCACGCCGTCTCTATACATGGATCCTTAGCGTCCGCTGGGTTGCGCTGAGTCCCTTCGCCATCCGTCCACCTTCTTGCTATCCTCAAGCACCAACCGTACCACCTCGTCCACCGGGACCGTCAGCACGACGGTTTTGTCAATCGTGATTCGCAGCGTGTCCTGCTCCGTGCATTCGATCACGCTCATCGCCTAGTCACCTCCCAGCACGTCAAGCAAATACCGTCCTCGGCACCCTTGCCGGCGAACACGTAAAACACCGGACGCGCTCGACACCGCTTGCAAATCACCAGCGTCTCTTGGATGTGCTCTGAACGCTGGTCGGCGAGCATGTTTTTCGTGTCCGTTTCGCGAGCGAGGATCAGGCGGGGGTCCATGTCAATTTACCGCCCACTCACGAAGTCGATCGAACCAAGCGGCCAGGAATCCAGGCGGCACGAACTCGACGCCAGCTGCCCTGCCGCCGTCCGCCTCGCCGCCGACGCCGCCAACATCGCCACCCACACCCAAAGCGGCCAGGGCGGGGCCAACATCGCGGCCGCCGCCCGGCTCCCAGCGATCGGATGGATGGGCGCGCCAGACGAACTGGCCGGCCATGTAAGCCGCGGCCAGGCGGATCTTGATCAATCCAGTCGCCGGCGGCGGATCACAGCGCCAGCAGGACGTCTGGCCGTACACCGACAGCCAGGCCAGCGGGGAATCGCAGACGAGGCAGGGGGCAGCGGGGGGGAGGGATGGTGACGGATCGTCCCTTCTCTGGACCCCAAGATCCATCTCTTCGAACAATCCCATCTAAATCACCAATGTTAAAGTAGGTAAAGTGTCCCAGTAGTCCCAGAAGCCCAGTTCTCTATATACCCCCCCATACTTTTCTCTAATGTGTTTTATGTATTTGATTGTGAAACTATCTCTTTAGAGTAGTAAGGAGTAAGAAAAACTGGGGCACCTAGGGCAGTCGTTGATATGAAACGACTTAAGCTGGGTCGCCGTCAGGGCGAAACTGGGTAAAATCTGGGGCAATCGAGACTTCGCGTAACGCTTTTTAATCTCAAGCTGCCGACTCATTTTTGACGCACTTTTGCAATCTTGGATTTCGCGTAACGATTTCGAGTAACAGCGTAACGGTTTTGCGTAACACCGTTACGCGAATCGTTACGCGAACAGCCTTCGCGTAACGGTTTTGGGTAACAGCGTAACGGTTTTGCGTAACAACCGTTACGCGAATCGTTACGCAAGGTAACGTGCACAACTTCTGTAAGATTTCTGCTTGCAGGCATTGGAGCAGTATCCTGGCTTGAAAATTTCCATTCCGCACCCTGGACAAAGGTTGGTTTCCATGTTCATTTTGAGAACGCTTCCTTTGCTTTTTTGGCGGTACGCCTTCTGGCGACACTTGCCGGAGCAAAACTTCGTTCCGACACGTTTTTCAATCTCCGCTTTACATACCTGGCACTTCACCAGTCAGCTCCTTTCGTCTCCATTCCCGAATACCTCCATTCACGCACCCCGCCGACAGTCATCTTCTCACGTTTGATGTGTGGGTAGATCCTGCGAATCTCTTTCCCGAGCGAACTGCTTGCCAGCGGTCGGTATCCGTTGTCTTTGCACCACTGCTTGTACCGCTCATACAGTTCAGCTGATGAAGCGCTTGCGCCACCTCTGCTTGCCGTTACCTCGAGAAGGAATACGCGAGCCGGGTTCATTTCGTCCTGGTATTCGGCCAGTGCCTCACGGCAAATGGATGGCTCTGTAAAGCTCTGCTGATTTCGCAACCTGATTAACCCATAGAATGCCCATCGAAACATTCCCGGGAGTTCTCCCGCCTGTTCCCACCACCAAGCCTTGTCCATGTTGGAGATCCGCTCTTCCGGATCGATCTGGACGCGCCAAGGGCAAATCATCATCCGCCTTGTTATTCCCGAAGACCGATCCGAGAACCGCGGACGGTTGTTGCAGGCCAGCATCAGCCTGGCTGTGGGATAGGTATCGACGCCGCTGATCCCCTTCCGATCGAAGAACATCGTCTCGCCGCTGGTGAACGATTTGACGAATCCCTCAGCTACCTTGTCCATCTCGCCGACGTCGGCCGCGATGTTCACCAACTTCCCCAACGTTTGGGTGCGGCTGAATCGATCCCCGAAGACTTCCAGGGAAACATGACTGCAATTGTCGCGTCCCAGCATGGCCTCGATGCCGGCACAATAGACGGACTTGCCGTTCGCGCCCTCACCTTCAAGGACGAGGAACTTCTGAAATCCGGTGTCCGGTAGGAGAAGGTAGCCAGCCCACTCCTGAAGCAGGTAGATACGCTCGATGTCGTTTTCCAGGTTCCGCCGTAGGAATGCCAACCATTTCGGGCACTCTGCATCTGGATTAAAGTCGTATGGCAGGCAGAGCGTGCTGAACCAGTTTAGGGAATGCTCGGTCAGAATCTCCTTCTTCTGATCCAAGGTCGCCTCGATGTCCAGAATGCCATTCTGGAATGAGATATAGTTCCGCTTCTCCCGCAGCCGGCCGTCGATCCAAGTTCCCATCTCGACATGCTCAGGGATGATGCAAAGGGATTCAGTAGCTCGAATGACGTTGTTGATTAAGTTCTGTGTCACCTTACGAACAGGCTTCAGCTCGTCCTGACTGTCTTTGGTGGACTTCCAGTCGTCGTTGAATTGTTCCTTGACGCTGGCTGACATCTTGGCTCGCAACTCTCCGTCACTGATCTTCCGGTATCGCGTCCTTTTCCAAGCGAACCATTCCCCTCGCCAGAATTTGATCGTCGCGCCGCTATTGCGGACGGCATAGCGATGCAGGTTGACGCGGGCTAGACGGTGTGGATCGTCAACGGCTTCGTCAACCTCCGTCTCTGATTCCTCGTCGCGCTGGAACTTGGGGGCCTTCTCGACGATCTCGGTCAGATCCTCGATCCCGTGGCCAGCCAGCAGCCAGTCGCGGAAATCCTTACCCTTTGTGGGGGTGATGGGGTATGGCAGGACGATGTTGCGGACTTCGGCGGCTTCCGCGCGGACGAATTCCGGGCACCACCCTGGCCGCTTCTTCCCGTCGCCGCTGTCTGAGTAGGTGGCGCCGCGCTGCCCGGGCTCGTCGCAGTCGTGCAGGACGAGGGCCCGCCTGCCTTTGGCCATCTGGCACAGCCAAGGGAACGGCTTCTCGCCGGCCCCGGCCGAGTTGGTCGCAACCCAGTGTTTCCCCGGCGTCATCTGCTGAAGCGCCAATGAGTCCGTCAGCCCCTCAGACTTCCAGAGCGTGTCGAAGCCTTCCGGCGGATCGGCGCAAATGACACCAGACTTGCTGCCACTGGTCGTCTTCACCTTCACGTAATCGCTGGGCGTCTTGTCGGCGCTGTGCCAAACGGGGAGCTTCCCATTGAGAGCCGAGATCACCCATCCCACTGGCTGGCTGGCGTCCAGGTCGGGCCCGCGTACCGGGAAGGCGATCACCTTATGCTGGCCGCGGTAGGTGGCGAGTCGGCCACCGAATGCCGCCACCGCCGCGGGTTGAATGGGCTCATGGTTCGCGCACCAGTAGGCAACCAATCCTTCGTGCCAGTCCTCGAATTTGAGGTTCTCAGCGGGGTCCTTTTGCTTCTTCTTGTACTTGCCGTTCAGCGTGTAGCCGACAAACTTCGCGACTTCCTGGGCGATCTTGGGGAAGTCTTTGTCCGACGTGCGCCCAGTTAGCCACCCGATCGTCGAGAAGCCGTCGCCGTTCTTACGGTCAAAACACTGGCCGCAGATCGCTCCTCCGCTATCGTCGTCGAAACACCTGTAGCGATCCTTCCCGCCGCATCTCGGGCATTCCTTGTGCCGGCCATCGAAGTAGCCGGCATCGACGTTGCACAAGGCAGATATGATTTCCGGCCATCGTCCGCTACAGACAGCCTTCAGTTTTTCAATCTCTTCGTCGCGTTTGCGTGCCATTTATCCCCGCCAATCCTTGCCACTCCCTGTGGCGAATCCGTGGCTCAGTTCTCGCAGTTCCAAACCTCATCCGCTGCACTAAATCCCCGCCAACATCCTCTCTGCTTCTTTCCTCTTCTCCTGATCCTTCCTCCAGAATCGCTCCAGAAACCGGAACGTGGCAACCTCGGCCATGCGTCGATCGTCGCAGAACAGCCAGGGTACGTCGTAATCCTGCTGGTAGGCGAGCACTGATCGCATGAGCAGTTTGGCCGCTTCCTGGCTAGGCTTCTTGCCGTATTCGTGCTGGACGGTGATCGCTCGCAGCAGTGTCCCCTCGACGACGACGGCCGCTGCTTCGAGCTTCTCCAGGTTCGACAGCTCGCTCTCGAAACGCTCGCGGCGCCCGTCTTGGCCGAACTCCATCAATGTCCCCTGGAAGTCTTTCACGGACTTCCGCTCGACATGGCAGCGGCCGACGTAGCCGTCCAGGGAATAGTCGCCCAACGAGTCGGGATGCCGGCCAAGTGCTCGCCATTCCGTCTTGACGATGAGCGGCCGATGCTGCTGGTCGGCATCGCATCGCAGGCCATGGAAGGTGAACGGCTGCGTCTCAGCGGTGTCGATCAGGACGGCGCACGGGAAGATGATCGACTTGTCCTCATCGCTGATCTGTTGCCCCACCTTGGCCGTGCCGAGATGGTCCAGCCAGTAGCCGGGCGTGCGGTCGTTGTGCAGTGTTCGGCCTTGGCCTGCCAGATAGAGACGGATGTGCTGGAGCGTCACGTCCCCCACGCCGTGCAGCGCGACAATGTCGTCCGTCTCAACTCGCGTCCAGTCGTCCAGACGATGAATGTTGAAAGCGTCCCGGACGATGTCGATTTTGCTGTCGAGAACCACTACAACCCTCCCCGTAGTTCGCCGCTTCCGCGTAGCACGCGGCCAGCGTCCGCCATCCCTCGTTCGTTTGCCATGGCCGACTGTACTGGGTCGTCGCTGTACGGCCCGTCGTCGTCGCGGTAGTTGATCGGAACCAGTCCGCCGCACCGACGACAGTGAACCCACTGATACCCCCGAGCGTTGGGGCTCGCTTTCCCACCGCATCGGGGGCATGGGACTTTTCCGTTCATTCTTGGTTCTCCTTCTCCTTCTTTCGCTTTCTTACCTTCACGTCCGTCTCGCCGCTGACGACGATGACTTCGTAATCGGTGTCAGGAATGGGATAGTAGTCGAGCCCGTGCTTCTGCATCAGTTCCAGCAAGATACCCTTCTGAGCAACCTCTTCCTCGGTCGATTCCATGCGAGAGTCTCTGGCCTCGCGGTAGTGTTCGGCCTGGTCGTCGATCTCGGCCACGCGAACAGGCTCCGTTCCTTCGATGTACTGCTGTTTGGGGTCTACCTTCTTTCGAGACTTCTTCACGGTCGCGGTCGCGGATGATGACTTCTTCTTCCCCATAACGAACTCCTTTCAAATGTCATGAACCATCTTCTTCGCCACTTCCCACTTAATCAGTTCCGCCAGGAACGTCTTCCGTTGATGAATCTTCGTCTGTCGGCAGAATCGGTGTGCCGTCTCCAGCTTGCCGAGTAGCAGGCAGAGTTTTTTCGCGCGGCTGATCGCTGTGTACACCCACCCCCTATCGGCAACCATCCTGGCGCCGGGGTATTCGTCCAGCACGACAATCACCACACCCCACTCGCTTCCTTGACTCTTATGAACGCTGATTGCGTACCCCAAATCCCATGAGCAGCCAGTCGAAGGAGCTTCTGAATCTTCCGTACTCTCCTTCTCCTGGCTGCCACGTGGGATCTTTATAACTCGACTGGGGTTATTCAGTTTGGCCACGACAAGCTTATCGTGGACTTCGACGATCTCGGCCAGTTCGCCGTTCGCCACGTAGACTTCGCCCTGGTCGTTCGTTTGCAGGTCAGGGCTCGATACGTCCAGGTCGACGGCGGTATACCAGCCGTTCTTGGTGTTCACGATTTTGTCGGCCTTGCGGAACACAACACCCTTCTGGCCAGGGTTATCGTTCAGCAACTCTTGCAACTTCCGATTCAGCGCGACGCGGCTCATGTCGGACTTGCGATTCACTGGAACAACGACTTGCGTTTCCCAGACTGGATCGAACCCCAATATCTTGATCGCCTCGAAGATTCCATCCAGCGTCGTCAGCATCTCTTCGCTACTGTCTCCGCCGAGCAGATACAGATTCTCGCCAGCATCCAGATCCATTCCTGGCGACACTTCAAACTTCTCGCCGTCACGGATCTGGGCGCATGCTTTGACGATGCGGCCAGCGTTGCGTTGGATCTCCCGCAGCTCGCCGTATGGGATGCCGGCGGCGATGAAGTCCCGTAGCGGAGCGCCGTGGCCGACTGGGGGCAGTTGGTGTACGTCGCCGACGAAGAATACGTGCGTACCTTTCGCCCTGGCCGCCAGTAGTGAAGCCATTAGGTCGGTCGGAATCATGCTCGATTCATCGACGACGATGAATTTGAACGGCAGGGGATTCCCTTCCCGGTATTTGAAGGTCCATCCTCCGCTACCGTTTCCGACTTGGTCGATCTGTAGAGTTGAATGGATCGTCTTGGCTCGCAGGTCGATGCCATACTCTTGCAGGGCCTCGGTAACCCTAACGGCAGCTTTCCCGGTGGGGGCTGCGATAGCTACCACCAAATCGCCATACTCCTGGACGATGGCCTTAATGAGGGCCGCGGCAGCAAACGTCTTGCCGGTTCCGGGACTCCCACCGAACAGACAGATCGACGACTTCAATGAATCCGCCAGCCGTTCGTATTGGTGATCTGTCAGCTTCGGCTGGGCCTCGCGGATCTTCTCGATCGTCGGCCAGTGGGTTGGTTCGTCGAGTGAGTCGACCACCTGCCGCGCGACGAATCGCTCGCCCCGGGCCTTCTTTCCCTCAGCCACCCAGAGGTTGCCGCCCTGGTCGACGATCTGGCCGCCAGTGGGATGCGTCCGCAGCGTCTCGATGATCCTGGCCCGTTTGGCCAAAGTGAGAGCTTCGACGGGTTTCAGTTGGGCGCCGGCCACGCTGTCGCGGATCCCCTGGATGGCGTGCTCTGCGGGGAGCCAGGTATTTCCATTGGTGTCAGACGCTAGGCTGTACCACGCACAGAGGGCCTGCCGCTTGATCCTGGCCGGATTGTGGTCGAGGTCCAGATACATGGCGTCCGTGCCTTTGAAGCCGACGCCCCGGAATTCCATCAAAACGTAAGGGGAGCGTCGGATAAACGCCGCCGCAGCATTCCCCCACTTCTGAATCGCTCTCCGATGGACGGCCTTCGGGAACCCGCGGCGGTCGAGCAACTCGAGCAGTTCAATCGAACACGCTTCGATGTGGGCCTTTTTGGTCAGCTCCAGGCCAGTCAGCTTCGCTTTGTCGACGCTGATTCCCTTGATGGCCCCGGAGATCGCCTCCGGCTCCTCGCGCAGCAGTCGCACTCCATCCTGGCCGAACTTCTCCCAGATCTTCGCGGCCAGGCCGGTGCCGATCCCATTCCCCTTACCTGCGTCTGCGATGTAGCGGATGACTCCTGCTCGGCTGGCCGGCTGGGCCTCGACGGACGAGGTGTAGGTGAATTGCTGCTCGTCCTCGCCGGTTCGCTTGTTGCGATACTTCGTCCAGCGGCCGAAGAGGCGGTACGTGTGATGGATCTGGAATCCGTTCCCGGGTCCCTTAATGCTCAGTCTCTTGGGCGTGCCGTTCGGCAGATCGCCGACGATGTCGACTTCGGAAATGATGGTCGCGCCGTCCGAGTTGTTGAATCGGAACTTCTCGCCAAGGTAGACGGCGGTGACTTCGATGTTGGTCATGATTTGAATAAGCCCGCCCGCCGCCGGTTCCGCCATATGCTGTGCGTTGAAACAACACATGCCGACGACGGGCAGGCCGAGAAAGGGTCCGCTTTAGATGCTCGACAGATCGACAGGCGATGTCGGACTTGGCTTCGCTCCACTACCAGCCGTTCCGCTGTCCTCGTCGCCATTCTTCTTCTTGAACGACTCCGGTTTTCGCCTTCCACTGGCCGGGATGAGCTTCAGCGACTTCTCGCACTTCGGGAAGCTCGCCGCATCAGGGTCGTCAACGTGCCAGATGTTGGCGAACGCCAGCTGCAGGTATCCGGTTTCCTTGCCGTCCTTCATGCCTTTCTCAAGCGTGCAGATTGCCTGCTGTGCTGTTGCTTGTTGTAAGTCAATCTTTAATCCTTTCTGGCCGTGGACATCCTTGAGGATGTTCGTTGCGATAAAGAATCGAGCCTGCTGCTTTCGCTTGAACAATCCTTCATTCTTTTCCGTCAGCTTCGCATTGAAGAACATGATATCGAACGTCCTGCTCTCCTGGTCCTTCGTCGTACCGGCCAGGGCTTGGCAGTTAACGCGAAATCCACCAAGCGGATTCTTGTTGCTGTCCTTGGGCTCCTCCTCTACTCCAGTCACGATGAAATGATACGTGCCCGGTTCCTTCAGCCAGTTGCCGGATCCCGTCTCCGCGTCTTCTGGTGCGTCCCATTCAAATGCCATGCTTCACTCAACCTTTCTCTAATTCGGCCTGGATCTTCAAAGCGTCCGACGCGCTCGGCTGCCAGGCCGGCGGAAATCCGAGCACGTCCAGTCCTGTGTGCCACACCTTTTCTGCTCCGTAGTGTTCGACGAGTGCTGCCAGAATCGGCGATTCCGACAGCAGTGTTACGTAGGGTCCGCCGGATACGATCCTTCGAGCGACTTGTCAAAGAACGATTCCATCGATCCCATCTCAAGGCAGTTCTTCAAGAGTCTCGCGTCGGCCAGGGATAGGTCGGCAATCTTCTGCTTGCCGTGTTTAACAAGGTGCTCTTTCACCAACGCGACGAGCGACGGGTCTTGCAGGAGCGACTTGATTTCGTCGATCATCGATTCGTCCGCTGGGCCTGTGACGTCCGTGCTGTGGGCGTCCTTTGGCATTCGCGACTGGCCGGCCAGGGCGTTGGTCAATGCCTCGACGAGTTCGCTGGCCTGCTCGTGGCTGAGCTGGTGAATCGCCTGGACGTTTCGCTTGGCGAGAATTGCAGCGATCGCATTCTCATCGGCGTTTAAGCTATCGAGTAGCGAGCGGATCTGGGCCCGCTGTTCGGCAGTGGATTCATTGACCGTCTCAAACTCGGCATCCACTACATCCGCCGGTTGCTGTGCCGCTTCCTGCTGTTGCTGAACCTGCTTGGTGAACTGCTCGACGTCGACTGGCTGGTGATTCGCGACAACCTTTGCCTGCCGCTTCTCGTCAGAGAAATCGTCGATCTCTTCGGGCGTGTAGGTGCCAGAGTTAATTCCCGGCCGAAGCGTCCTGACGGCTTCCGAGATGACACGCGCCCACAGCGTTTGCTTCCGTGCTCGCGGCGTCCGCCAGTTCTTCTTGAGGTCCTTACCGTTGCTCATCCAGACGAACGGCTCTTCCTGGGCCTCTTTCCAGCTGAGTGACTCAGTGTGTGTTTCATCGCCGATGGTCAGCTTCACCTTGGCCAATTCGGCGGTTCGAGAAACGATCTCATGCTTACCGCCGATTCGCATGAACTCGGCTAGCATTGCATCCGCCTTCATTGTCAGGTTGCCGTCGATGATGTTGTTCTTGCGGGCGATGCTGATCGGATTCTCGCCCTCACACAGGCAGGCGAGAGCGAAGACTCGACCTTGTGCCTCGTTGTCGCAGCCGAACATCCGTGACTTCGCAATCTCCGTTCCGAACCGCATTGCAAAGTCCAGTGGATCTTTGACATGCTCATAAACAGACAGTGCTCGATTGTTACTCATTTCGATTGCCTTTCTCTAAACAATCCCCATTGCCCGCGCCCACTTGGCGGGCTGCTCAACATCGTTCTTCAGGTATGCAATTGCCGCTTCTCTGTCCGTCTCCCACAGCTCATAGAACTGGCTGCCATCGACTCCGTCCGGCTTGCCGTCAGTCTGAAACGCCTTCGCCAGGTGAGCGAAACTACTGCGTGTGTTCGCCGCATACTGGCCGCACAGCCAGCGCTTCCGCAGATCGACGAAGACGGAATCGAAGTAACGCTCCTGGCGGATCACCCAATCGGGAACCTCAATACCGAGCAGCCAGGAACGCCGCACCAGGAATGGCAGATCGAAGTCGTGGATGTTCAGACCGACCATTGGCCGACTCTGGTGGCGAAGCGCTTCCGCCTTCTGCCAGAACCGCTCTATCATGCCCTCCTTATTGATTTTATCTGCGGCGTCGATCGCCGTGGCCGGCAAGTCTGGATTGTGATACCCAATCGCCAGCACTCGGCCAGTGGATGCGTCCAGCGCGGCATTCCCCTTGAACAGCTGCCACGCCTCGTCCACCGTCCGCTGGCAGAGAGATTGATAGGACGCAACCGACTGTTCGTGAGCCGCTTTCGCCTCCGCAATCTTCGCGTCGATCTTCGCCCGGTCCTTCAAGTTGCCGACGCGAACACTGCCAGAATCAAACTCGCCTGGATGCAGCGGCGGCTCCGGCGGCTCGTGCATGAGCTTCAGTGCTTCGTCTGACAATGGTCCCGTTTCGATGTCCCAGATGATCATTGTTCAAATCCTTCATTCTCGAGTGATTCGCAAAATGCCATTCCCAACAGAGCGGGGATGGCTTTGGATAGATCGACGTGGATGACTTTTGGGCTTCCTGGTTCACCTAGATCGACGACCAGGGTGTCGTGGATTGTGCATGGGATTGGCTCTCTATCGCCGGGGAATTCATTCATCGTCGAGACTCCTGTTCTTCTCGCATCTCGTCGAAAGTGTCAGCGTCTATCGCCTTCAGGTAGCCTCGGGAAACCGCCTTGCCGCCCGAATACGACAGGGCGCCAATCATCTGCGCGACGTCCTCGCACGACTGAGCATCGCCCCGGTGAAGCGGCTGGGCGGACCACGTGCCCTCGTCGAATTCGAGCACGCTGAGCAGCACGAATTCATTCACCTCAGCCGCTCCTTGGTATACTCCAACTCTCCCTCAAGCTCCCGCACCTGCTGCGACAGTCCTTCCACTTGCGACTCCAAGTCCTTGATTCGCTCTGATCGCAGTAGCTCCGGGTGTGCTTCGACGATCTGTTTCCGAAGTTTCACTGTCTCAGTCGTGAATAGCTCTCCGTGAATGAGATGCGCCCATGGTTTCTCGGCGTCCCATCCCGTCCCTCGATACCTACTCCCACCATCTTTGTCGCCGAGCAATGCCATCGCCGCGTTTTCGTCGCCTTTTAAAACACGCTCCAAGAATCGCTCGGCTCGATGTGCCGCGACTTGCGTGATGTGATCGCCGGCATAATCCTCCAGCCGGTCGAATTCCTCAGACACGATTTCCTTAATCGCGTCCTGGATCTTCTTGCGACTGCCTTGCGAAAGAAACTCTTGCACCTTCTCCTGGTGCGGCTCGCCGTCGTAATCGTGTACGTCAGGTATGTGCATCGCTGTCCTCATGTTCTTTAAAATACCGGCCTCTCACCGGCCCGGGCGTCTATCCCGCCTAGTCGCCGGCATCGGCAGCCGGCTCCGCCCGCGGATCATGTCATTGCCTCCGCGATAGCGTGATTCGCTCCTCGTGCGATGGGCAAAAAGGCCTGGCCGCATCGAACAGATGCCACACAAACCCTCCGTCTTTCCATGTACCCAACCAGCAAGCGTCGTCTGGTATCGGATGTCCTGTGCCGCGAACGAGGAAAATCCGATCCGCTAATTCGGTGTTGTCGTCGACCTCGCACCACATATGCGGCCTGCCGTTCTGCATGCCAACCCGAACGACTCGTCCCGGCATCGGCATGATGCGCTCGAAATGGTCGACAGGAAATGGAATCTCATACTTCCAAATCGTTCGCATCGTTGTCCTCCAGCGAATGAAAACTCGTGTCCCCTCAGCCAAGAACCTTCTCCAAAACCGATTCGCAGTAGCCATCGCCGTAGCCGTAGCCGGAGCCGGAGCCGGAGCCGGAGCCGTAGCCGTTGCCGTAGCCGTAGCCGGAGCCGGAGCCGTAGCCGTAGCCGGAGCCGGAGCCGTCGCCGGAGCCGTAGCCGTCGCCGTAGCCGTAGCCGTAGCCGTAGCCGGAGCCGGAGCCGTAGCCGTCGCCGTAGCCGGAGCCGGAGCCGTAGCCGTCGCCGTAGCCGGAGCCGTCGCCGGAGCCGTAGCCGTCGCCGTAGCCGTCGCCGGAGCCGGAGCCGGAGCCGTAGCCGTAGCCGTAGCCGTAGCCGTAGCCGGAGCCGTAGCCGTAGCCGGAGCCGGAGCCGGAGCCGGAGCCGTAGCCGGAGCCGTAGCCGTAGCCGGAGCCGTAGCCGGAGCCGTTGCCGTAGCCGTAGCCGGAGCCGGAGCCGTCGCCGTAGCCGTGAGAGCCGAGCACATATGGATGGATCCCATCCAGCTCCACGACACGATCGTTTGACAGCGAGCGAGCTATTGCGTCTACTTCGGTCGGCGGAATCGCGTGCTTACACCAGCCGAGATAATCAGCCAGCACGCCTGGGAGCGGCTGCCCGACTTTCAGCTGTGCAATAGCCTCGCGACATGCACCGGCCGTCCAGGCACGCTGCAGCATGCGTTGGGTCAATTCCATTTGCTGGCCTCCCATACTGCGATGGCCTCTTCGCTGCAAGTCAGAATCGACGTCACGTCGAGCACCTCCAGTCGCGGAGCAGCACGACTGATGCGGCACCCATCCAACGGCCCCGTCGCCGCCAGGCCGACAAAGCCGCAAGTCTCCTGCGTCCAGTAGATGCAGACACGAGCGTCTGCCAGCACGACTTCGGTGCCGTGCTCAGTGCGGTTTCTCTCGATCAGCTCGCCGAAAAAGACTCCGCGGTGCTTCGTTGTCACCACTACTTTCGGATTCATGTGTGTCTCCCTTGTTGTTTTTCATGCCACGCGATTTTGAACTACGATCTCCCCCACCCACGCCGGCCTCCCTGCCGGCCGGGCAGTTATCCTTCCCCGCGATCACGCCGATTCGTTCGGCTGCGGGCCGTCATGGGGGCGTTGTTTTTCATGCCACGCGATGATGCTGTCCCAGTTGAAATATTCGTTGTCTCGAAATCGTTCTCGGTTCTCAGCCAGCCACCGCCCCCACGATTGACGCTGGTCGCCCAAATACGGCGAGCGTCCGATGAATGAACCCAAAGGCATCATTTTGCCCACTTCGCTCCAGTACGCTCGGAACACTTCCAATCCCTCGAAGCAGTCGCAGTATTCCCTGGCCACTCGCTCCTTCATGATTCCGTGCTTGTCTAGGAATTCCTGTCTGAAGTGGCAGCCGAGAATCTGGTAGGTACAGCCGCACGCCAGACAGTAGCACTGGCCGTTGACGTCAGTCCACGCCCGGTAACTGCGAGGTCCACTGCAGACAAGGCACGGTCCGTCGTGGCCAACCAGAATGTGATCTACAAAAGATTGTTCAGTTGTTGCCATCATTTCCCTCGTCTTTCGGGCTGGTTTGATTCACTCGATCTTTGCAAATCGGCTGCGGGCCTTCTTGGTTCACGCTTGCTCTGGGCAATGCCGCAGTGCGTCAATCGTTCTTTCCAGTAGCCGAATGCACTTCCCGACGTCACCACGAAAATTGCAGTAGTCGCCGAGAACAGGCAGGTCGTCTCCACCGCCAATGCTGATTCGCAGAATCCCTTGCCGGTCGTCTTGCAGCAGCTGGCACCGCATCCCGTCGTGAGTCCATGACGCGAGAGGCTTGCCACGCTGCTCTGCGTTCATCCCCAAGTCGGCCATCAACTCCGCACGCAGTCCCAATTCCTTCAGGAAGTCGCGTCGCCGCGACTCCAACGAATGGTCGAAATCCGAGTGGCTACCCATTTGTTTCTCCTGTCTACGCCGATTCGTTCGGCTGCACGAATTCATTCGCTCCCCGTGTACCCCTTGAACCAATACCCAATCGGCACTTCAAAATACTGGCTCAGCCGCCACAGCGTCTCTGCACCAGGCGACATTCTGCCGTTTTCCAAGTCGCAAACAAATGTGGGCGAAAGCCCTGCGCCGTCAGCAACCTGCCGCATGGTTACATCTCTCTTGCGTCTGGCCTTCAACAGCTGGTCGCCAATGTGCTGGCTGAGTTTGCTGCCTGTTTTCGCCACAAGCTTTTTCTGAAGTCGTCCCATCATTCACTCCTCTCCGCTCTCGAATGTCGCCTCGGATGGCAGTTGTCGATGCGCGGCGGTGAGGAATTCGGCTACTTCCTCGATTATCTGATGGCCATACGCATCCTCATTGGCTAGGCGATTCTGGATCACCTTCAGCCATCCCACGGCACGCTCGCAGTTCTCTTTGGTGGCTCGCATTACCTCACTCGCAACCTTTCCGCCACGCGCTTCGGATCACGGAAGAGCGAATTCAGATATTCCGGTACGCTCCAGCGACATGCCTCAGCAATGTCACTGATCGCCGTATCCCAATCGTCACCAACGTCCACTCGACCGAGGGCTAGGTACACTGCTGGTCATCCGTATTCGAGCAGCTCCTCTCGCGAGCATTCGGCAGGATCTGCGTCCTCCATTGGGCCGTACCCCCAGGACTCAGGCGGCACACCAGCCGGATATTCATCCAGTCGATTCAGGACTATGTCGCGTTCTGATTCGGTCATCTGCATTTACCTGTCGTTTCGTGCCTCCGTAATCACCCACGCTCCGCGGCAGAGTCGATACAGCTCGGCGGCCACCTCTCGCGTCGCTGCCAACTCGCGTTCCAATCGCTCGGCTCGGCGCTCGGCGGATTCGGCGCGGCGGGTCATGCGGTTGATGGCGATGGTGTATTGGGTGTCAGTCATCCGTCATCCCCTCTCCCTCGGTGATGGTGAACTTGGCGATGACTTCCCAGCCGCGCTGTCCCTCGTGGCCGGCAACAACCGTGTCGCCGCTGTATTGGCTCCTGAGCAAGAAAACTTCCCGCGTCACCGGCTCGCGCCACTCTTCGACGAGGTCGGACCTGTCGGGGTGCGATCTTCCGCCACCATTCTCGAACCAGCAGTGCGGTTGGTATTTGTGCTGATCTATGACGATGTGACCAAAGAACGAGCGATTGTCGATGTCCGTCTGGACATACCCCACAAACGCCTTCCTGCCGTCGCGGGTTCGGTAGTATTTCCCGGCTTCAAGTTGCATCGTCGCCCTCCTTCCGTCGCCTATATTCCACAACTTCATCGCGATGGATGGGGACGCCATCCGGTCCAGTGAATCCAAGTCGCACCTTGTATCTCATGATCTCGACAACCTCGACGTGGACCGCACTATCGCCTTCGCCTATGGTTACGCCTTCATACTGTCGTCTGCTGAGCACGAGCATGATTACCTCCTTAGTGGTTTCTATTTCTCACCCATCCGCTCGCAACTGCTCCACCAATCGCTTCATCGCTTCCCCCGCCTCGTCGATCTCGTCGGCTCGCCACGGCATGTCCTCGCGCAAATCGACGAGCAGTCGAATGACGATGGCAAAGTCTTCGAGGATCTTGATGGACGATTTGGTAAATCGCAGGTCGACGTAGACGGTGTGTTGCTCGATAGGCATTGGTCAGAGTCCTTTCTCGTTCGCAATCGCTCGTGCCACCAGCTTCGGCGGTGGCTCGCTGTGAAGTGCGTTGTAGATATCACTCCATGTCTCCTCGTCGAGCTTGCCACCCTCTCGCATCTCGTATATCACCTCGGAGGCACGCTCAATCTGTAGCCGCTGCTCTTCGACGAGGGGTTGTCTAGGGTCGTACCGCGACATGGCTACGTCGAGTTGCCTCTCCGCCTCTTCCTTCGTGATGCCGAGATCCTCTGCATATGCCGCCAGGCACAACGAAAAACTCTCGGTATGCAACATGTACCAGCGGAAATCGCCAGACTCCACGACGCGCCGAAGGATGTGTTTGACGGCGGCCTTGTGATGATCATGGGACATTTTAAATCGCCTCCTTTTGTGCTCGTGCCACCAGCTTCGGCGGGATACGTACTCCCACCTGGGGGCACAGTTCGTACTCGCAGTTCCAAACCCTTCACTCATCCACTGCGCCATCCTGCGAGGCGCTCGCAGTTCCAAACCCTTCACTCATCCACTGCGACTAGATGATTTCTCGCATCGCAGTCAACCTTTGCTCGCAGTTCCAAACCCTTCACTCATCCACTGCGACGATTCCGCGGCTGGCGGTATCGCTGGTGGGACCGGCTCGCAGTTCCAAACCCTTCACTCATCCACTGCGACTCCGGCCTCGCAAGCCGTTGCGCAGACACGCGCCAGAGGCTGACTTGCGAGAGCCTTCCTCTTGCGTGCGTGTTTTCCACGACCCCTGACCAGGAACAACTTCGGATCATCATGCTCTCCAGGGACTTGCGCGATGCGAGCGACCCCCCCTCTTACGTAGCGACGGCACTGCTCGCACAGCGGTTGGCGTCGCTCGCGCACCATCCGTAAGAATCGTGACCGATCCCGGATACGCACTTCCCTTGCGCAACACGCGCACGGCAACGCTTTCATGCGACGTCCTTTAGCTTCAGCTGCCGCTTGTCGAGCCGAATGCCATTTCGCTTGCAGGAGTTTTCCAAGTCGCCGACAAACCGAGTCCAATCCCAATCCACGCCATTCGCCGCAAACCAGCACTTCGTCCTGAGGGGCAACGTCGGCTCGTGATAGACCAGCAGTCCGCACTGCCGCCGCTCGCACCACGACACGATGTCCCGGATCATGCGCCGCCTGACCTCCGACACAATGTCGGCAAACTGCTTGATGCGCTTACGCACTGCCGCGTCCGCTTTCTTGCGGCCGTGTCCGGCTCCCTGGCGCTGCCGGTAGCGCCACCCAATCTGCTTTCGCAATCCCACGAATCGCTCCGCCTGGCTCTTCAAGTACCAGCCGTCTCCGATCTCGCGATTTTGGTTGGGCAGCTTCAGACGGAACGGTCGGTCGTAGCGGCCATCTCCCTGGATCGGCGATAGAGTTGCCACGCGCTCGGGATCAAGTGGGACAGCGGGGCATGAGATAGGCAGATGGACGTACCAGCTTTCCTGGCGAAGGATCAGCTTCGAATCGGCCAGCTTCTTCCGACCGTCGATCACGTCTCGGATTAGCAGCTTGATACCAGCAGGCATGTTCCGGGTCGACAACACCAACTCGATATCCGGCTCGCCGGTCAGCACTCGCCGCACCCTGACGGTCATCGTGTCGGTGAATGCCAGCGTGACATTCTTGTTGGCAAGTGGAATTTCCAAGGCCGTCGCGAACGGAGCCCTCATCCTGAATTCCGCAATGGCATCTCTCCTGCGCGGCCTCTTGCCGTCCTCGCTCTTGCCTTCGCGCCAGTCCATCTTGCCGCCGAGATAGCTATTCACCGCCTGAGAAAGCGATGATGCCACGTCTGCCGACAAGGCTGGTACGGCGTCCCGGATGGCGTGATAAATCTTGTTCGATTCAGACGTCGGGGCGTCAGCTGCCTTGTCTTTGCGCTTGATATGCCGCTTTGACTGCCTCTCTGATGGTGGCATTCCTTTCTGACGCAGCAGCCAATCAATGACAGCCATATTGCGAGCCTTGCGGCACATCTCGGCGACCGGCTCTAGGTCGACTGACGACGATGTAACCTTCAGTTTGAGCACTGCAATTCCATCGCTCACCTTGGCACCTCCTTTTCACGCGATCATTTCGTGTCGCGCCTTGATCCGTCCACGCAGTTCGCCATTCACGCCGAGCAATTCCTCGACGCGAGTAGACAACTCGCTGCATCGCGCCCGAAGGTCTGCCACCACTGCCTCCAACTCGGCGACGCGAGCTTCCCGTTCCTTCGCCAATGCCTTCCAGTCGGTGCGATCTCCTTCGGGCTTCAACTTCTCCGGCTTGGCCAGCTCGACCATCGCCTCCGTGCTGTATGCGTATTCTTTCCAGGTCTTGCGATCGGGGTTGGCGCGATACGCGTCGACCATCGTCTTGACGGCTGGGCGCGTGGGAAAGTGCGCGAATTCATCAGCGGCCAGCATGTCGAGCACCGCCGCCTCGCCTCCCAGCGAATCGACGTACTCGTGGTCGGCAAGAATGTCGCTGGCCAGGCGGATCATCTCGTAGACATCGAGACGATTCTTCTTGGCGAGAGACTTCAGATGAGCGTGCTTTTGTGAGGTGGTTTTCGTGGTCATGCGTTCGTCCTTTCTCCGCAGTTCCAAACCAAAGAAAAACAAAAATGCACATCATGGAATCGCGTGGCGGGTTCGGAACTTGCCGGCCCATTCATCCGGCATTTGTGGGATTCGGCGAGAGGCTCGCGCGGCACATTGGGCCGTGCGACTTCTCGCCATGGGGGCTGCGAGCACCCCTAGGAAACCACGCGATTCCATGACACGCATTTGAGAAACATCAGCCGGTGAACTCCTTCGCACCGGCCGGGCCGGTGACGAACTCCGATTTCGTCGCACCGGGCTACCAAACGAAAAAAGCCCGGTGCTCATTTGCACCGGGCCTTTGAGTCCCAGTGCGTCAACACCAGGACATTATGCAACTCAGAATGCGTCTTGCAAGAGGAGTTCGGAAAGAATCAGGATTTTTTTGCCCGCTCGCGGAATTGCGGGTTCCCGATTGGCGGCTTCTCAAACGTGTGAACCACGTGCTGCTCAATGAGTTTCTGCCTGCCAAGGTCGATGGCCGGCATCCGTCCGGCCGAGATGTACCGGGAGATCTGGCTCACCGAAACCTTCAGGACATCGGCGGCCTCGTCCATCGTGTAGTAGCCAGGAACTGTTGCCATCTCGCTCATGCCTCGCTATTGTACATGCTGATTTGCGGCTTGCAATAAACAGTCGGGGTGACAAGATTTGAACTTGCGACCTCCTGCTCCCGAAGCAGGCGCTCTACCAGGCTGAGCCACACCCCGCAGAATCCGCTCATTTTTCCCGAACACCTCAGTCCCGAAGGGTTGTCAGGCGTAGCACCTGCAGGGTCTCGCTGACCGTTACAATTCACGCTGATTTTGGAGAACTGGACCGCGGAGGCGCGAGGAAACACGGAAGAACATAGCCACTCTGGTAGCCTCGGAAGTGCACCGTTTGCGGGGCACAACCGGGGCAAAATCCGTGTCAGAAATCCTTCCGCACATCGCGCGGTACAGCCTGTATCGCAGCTTGGCAGCCACTACCGAATACCAGCTGGGGCGCACTGTCCGGCTCTTTGGCGAATGGCTGGGACGCCCGGCCAAGCTCTTGGATCTGGAAGACGACCAGGTCAGCCGCTGGCTGCAGCACCTCGAATTGACGTACGCCCAGCGAACCGTCCTCAGCCACCGGACGAATTTGCTCATGGTCTGGCGAGACTGCTTCCGTGCTGGGCTGGTCGAGGGGCCGCGCCGCGTCCGCCGTGTCCGCAAGCCGGATCCCTGCCCGACCGCCTGGACCATTCCCGAGCTGCGGGCCGTGCTCCGACGCTGCCGGGCGCTGGTCGGCTACTTCCCGGACGGAACGCCGCGGGCCCTGTACTGCGAATCGCTGGTCTGCGCGGTCTATGACAGCGGACTTAGAAGGTCGGATATCTGGCGGATCAGACGCTCCCAGATCACGCCTACGGGGGCCGTCGTGCTCCGGCAGCACAAGACCGGCCACAGCCACTATCCGCAGCTACGGCCGCGTACGCTGGCTCTGGTGCTGCGTCTGGAGCGGGATCCGGTGCTGAAGTGTCCGTTTGCGAACGAGTCCAACTGGTACGTTTGGTGGCGGGACAACGTCACTGCGATTGCGGGAGTCAGGCACGGGGCGATGCAGCAGCTTCGCCGGACGGGGGCGACGCAACTGGACATCGAGCACCCAGAGGCAGTGAGCGATTACCTTGGACATCGCACGCCGGACATGCGAAAGTATTACGTCGATCGGTCGATCTCGACGAGGAATCGGCAGATGCCGCCGGACGTGGCGTGAGAATTTGCCGCCGGGAGTCGCCGAAGTTTATTACGCGGGAGTGAGAGCGATGGGATATCGGCCACTCAGCACTGCGACCAACATCGAATCTCGTAGGCGCATCAAAGCGCGCCGCCAGTCCAGACGCGGCAATCGACTGCTCGAGCTGTGGACCGACAGCGACGGCAAGTGCGAATTCTGCGGCGTGCAGACAGTGCTCGTGCGAGCGGTTGACGCGGTGAAGATCAAGGCATTCTCGGTGCTACACCGCGTCGGAGACATCGTCGTCGAGTCTCCCTTCGCTACGCTGGAACACAGACATCCGATTGGAGAGGGCGGGGGAAACGCCCGAATGAATCAGGCCCATGCTTGCGCAAAGTGCAACCACCTGCGAAACATGCAGCGGCAGCCACAGGTAAAGCATCATTTCTGCAAACGCTGCGGCAAAGACAAGTCGTCCAGCCGACGAAGGCACTGCAAGGAATGCCGGGAATTGCTGACGAAGTGGTTCAAGCCAGAGCCGTTTGGAACGCGGCTACAGGACGTGTTGAGGGAGGCTGGAATTGCTGCAACAAGGAACGAGACGAATACCTCAAGAAAATGGGGCTGATTCAATGACCGACGACATCGCGTGATGCCGCCGGGAGTCGCCGAAGTTTATTCCGTGGGAGTGAGCCACATGACCGAGGATCTGCGGAGAGAGAATCAGTGGCTGCGAGAGGAGAACGCGCGGCTGCGCTCAGGACGAGCGACAGCCGAGTGGCGAGTGCAGCTTTTCCGTGACGAGATCGAGTGGCTGCGTTCCGCGCTCCGCCAGATCGTCGATATCTACGGGGACCGCAGCTCTGGGGTGAAGACGATTGCGCTGAATGCGCTGAGTGTTGACACGCCAGCAACGCCCGACTAAACTCGCTGCATGCTCACCGACGAATTGAGACGGCTCATATCTGAATCCGGGTTCACCTACCGGGAATTGGCGCGCCGCACCGGCCTTCATTACACGGCCCTCTACCGCTGCGCCAAAGGGGAGCGAGCGTTCTCGCAGAAGATGGTCGACACGCTGGTGAAATACTTTGGACTGGAGATCAAGCGTAAGGAGAATGCGAAACCGAAACCAAAGGTAGTGAGGAGAGTGACGTGATCATCCTGGCCTACTGCTTCATCATCGCTGCGATCGCAACCGGATGTATTGTCGCGTACACGACAGCCGAACCGCTCGCAGCAACAGAACCGCCACGCAATCCGGTAGAGCAGGAGAAACCCCAGGTAGTCCGAGAGAACCAGCCGGAACCAGCCGGAACCAGCCGGAACCGGACAGGCGGTGGTTGGGCTGGGCACGGGGGCCAATTCCCAACGGGGGGGCGCTCGGGCTGGATGTTGCCGGCGGGAATCATAACTGCATTGCTGGGGCTGTGGGGCTCGGCTGCCGGGAGTGGCGGCAGTTTCGACGGATTTATCTTGGCCGTGATCCTCAATCCGATCCTCTGGCTGGCGGGATTCTGGATCTACCAAAGCGCATCGATACGTTGTCCACACTGCGGCGGACGCACGAGAAATTCGACAATATCCGAGGCACCGCTCGATTCCGTGATCATTTGTCGCCACTGCCAGAATAAATTCCACAAAACCGCACTGTCATGAAGCTCATCGGCTACATCCGCGTATCGAAGGAGATCCAGGAAATCTCCCCGGAAGTGCAGCGGAAGAAGATCCAGTCCTTCTGCGAGCTGTACGGCCATGAAGTCGAGCATTGGATCGAGGACATCGGCGGGAGCGGCCGCTCGCTCAAGAGGCCGGGGTTCCAGCATGCCATGCGGTTACTCGATTCCCGGAAGTCCAAGGGAATTATCGTCGCCAAGCTGGACCGACTCACCCGGAGTCTCGCCGATTGGCAGGTGCTCATCACCCGCTACTTCAGCAAGACGGTGACGCTGCTGGCGGTTGACGACTGCGTTTCGACCAAGACGGCTTCGGGGCGCCTCGTCTTGAACATGCTGATGACCGTGGCTCAATGGGAAAGAGAGACGATCAGCGAGCGCACCAAGGCAGCGCTGCACGAGAAGCGCGAGCGAGGCGAACGAGTGGGCCAGGTGCCTTACGGCTGGACGCTGGATCCGACCGATTCAAAGAGGCTGGTGCCTGTCGAAGAGCAGCAGCAGGTGATAGACGCAATCAGGATACAACGCGATGGAGGGTGCGGATTCCAGCAAATCGCCGATGCCCTTAATTACGAACGCATTCCCACCAACGGCGCGTACGATCCTACGAAACTGTGGACGGCGACCAAGGTGCGAAGAATCCTTAAGAGGCTGGAGTCCCTTTGCGGGAAGGAGTGAAGCGTGACGCCAGAGTTATTTCAGAAAGCACTATTGGAAGTGAGACTGAAAACATTGCGTGATGCTGCTGGCGACGTATGCCCTGTTTGTGGCGGACGCCTTCCGGGAGATTATCTGTCCGGGCCGAACAATTCCGGGAATTACATGCATGGCAGGATGCTCTGCCGCGCAAGTGCCATATGGTCTCGCCATTCGCACGAGGACACGAGGCTCAGCGAAGTCAAGGAGAAGACGGAACCCCTGACTTCTCAATGATTGCCCTGATGAGCAATGATTGAAACTCAAAGAGACAGTTGGCGCACTCTTGCCCAGTCCGCTCGCAGGTATCGAACCCGTCCAGGATCGCCTTGACTTGGTGTCTCTGGAGCCGAGAGATACGCTTCTCGATGGCATCCCAGTCGGTCTTGCCGCAGACGAGGTGCACACGGAAGCTTTGCCGAGTCATTTTGATCGCTCCCGCTGCCTTCTGGCCAGTGTTGCCAGCAGGGCGTTCATCTGTTCGGCCAGGATCCGCTGGTCGGGAGTGAATCGTTCTTGGAGATCCTCGGGGATCCAGCGTCGGGTGAACTCCCGGGCCCCGAGTTCCCGTTGCATCCGCTGTTCGGCGAGCTGCTGCGCCCGGTGCTCCATCTGCTCAGGACTGACATGCGTACGGCGAACCCCAGTGAACAGGTTCGTCAGCATGGAAGTCGGATCCTCCCATTTACGGGGATCGGTGAGCGTTCTCGCGGTGGTACCGAACCTGGAAGTCGGAAGGTTGCCTAGGATCGCTTCCAATGTCTGACTGCCCGCCAGGGGACGGACGGATCGCGTCCTTTCTCCTGTCGCCAAATCGCGGACATTGCTGATCAAGCGTGCGTAGGTCGGATCCAAATCTTCCAGAGCGCGTCCCTGAAAGAGGCTACGCCCCGTCGCGAGCTCAATGGGAGCTTTGATCAGTGGGTTGGTTCGAGAAGCAATCTCTGAGAGTCCATGTTGCAGCGCCGCCCCGGGCCCGGCGCCGGCACTGAGGAACTGCAACGAATCCTCGAAGGGCAGACCAAGTCCGCTGATGAACGTCTGCGATCCTTCCGGGCCCTCTCCCATTGGAATAGCGGCTCCCTGGGCAATATGCTCTGGTGCCAGAACGCCAGGATCGCCAGCCCTGCCTGACGTCGTGATACTTCGGCCGAATGCGCCTCCCGGTCGACGCATGAGCTCGCGCATGGTGTATTCCGCGATGCCTCTTGCAAACGTGTAAAAGGGGACAGCTCGCTTCATTACACCGCGCTCGAATGGTGTTGCTCCCGCACGAGAATAATCGAAGTGCAATTCACGAACCTTCGCCGCGGCGGCAGCGTCATCCCACCCCTTGTCACGCAGATGCTTGAACATGGATCCGCGAACGAGCCATTCCACCCAGTGGTTTGCTTTCGAGCCGGTACCCAGCAACGTACGGTATGCAGCACGGGACCCAAGTGGGTTGCGCACGCCATCGTCGGCAATTGATTCTTGGGCCTGCCTCCATGTCTGTCGAAGTCGCGTGGGGCTCTCGGGAACAATAGCGATTTCCAGATCGCCAGGTGCCTTTCGCAATGTCGACCGCTCGACTCCTTCAAAACCGAATCGTGGATCCAGGATGTTGTTGGTGTACATGGCGCGCAGCAATTCAACGTCATCCACTTTACCGGTCGCCATCCGCTGGACGTGGTACAAAGCCTTCGTGAAATTCGGAATCTCCTGTATCGGGATCTCGCCCGATGCGACATTCATGAAAAGTCCCGCGTGCAGATTCCTTTCCACAGAGGCCGGAAACGGCAAATAAACTGCCTGCTTCCAGTGCTGCATCCAGCGATCCATTGCCTGGCCGATGCGGTTGCCGTACTCAGTTCCCGGTTGGGCAGCGAGCATTGCCTTGGCGCCCTTCGCCGTCTCCTCCGGTATCGTGGCGCTGGCTGCCTGCTCGATGCTCATCCCGTGCCGGCGGGCGAAATGTTCGAGCGCCGTATCCGCATTGAGTCCGGCGTCCTGGAACGCCTGGTAGATCGGCACGCCCCCCTCGGACAGATTGCGGCCGAAGTGCTCGTGAATGGCCGACATGCTGGCCGCCAGCCGCTGGGCGCTGGACTGGTACTGTGCGAAGTCGTCGACTGTCTTGCGTGTGAACAGCGGGCGTTTGGCGTGCTTCTTCACCCACTTTTGCAGCGCGTCAGCGTGCAGGTCTTTGGAGTGTTGGGCGGCCCTAGCGTCCATCGCTGCTTCGTGTGCCCTGAGCTCTCCAGCTGACACAAGGGCGTCTCTATTAAGTATGACAACTTCCTCGCTTGTCCCAGGGGGAAGCAGTGCGGTTGGTCGAAGCTCAACTCCCCTAATGACGTCAATGCCATTCGTGCGCGCCAGCATGCCGGCGTAGCCCTCGATCATGTCCTGGATTTCTTTGTAGCGACTCCAGTTCACTTCAGGGAACTTGGCACCAAACATCTCTCGCAGTTGCGCCATCGACTTCCCGCGAATCGATGCAGCCACTTTTGGCATTGCCGTGCGCAGCCACACCAGATTCGTTGCCATTTGATCGACGCCGCGGCTCATGACATCGTCGGCAAACCCGCTGATGTCCACGGTCACTTCACGAAATCCGGGCTTTACCACAAAGTCCGTCCTGGATCCTCCTAGATCAAGGTGCAGCGACTCGACGTGAGCGGGCGTTGTGTACAGCCCCTGCGGCTTGTCGAAGTTGACATTGACACCAGGCTCCTCTATCCGCTGAACTCCATTCTTTCTGATGTATTCATCAAGGCCCCCTTCTTTGCGTGCGGCTTTGATGATTTGGGAAAACCCTTCATCTCGCCCGGCCATCAGTTCCGCATCCTCTTTTTTCATGGCCACCTTGAATGCCTTGGTATCCCGCGCCCAGGAAGGATCCAGATTCTCGGCGTACTCGCTCTTGATGTGCGTCAGTGAATCTGCGCCCCGAGCCTTGGGATCGGTAAGCAGTTGATTCACCGTCTCGGTGTTGATGCGGCGCGTTTCCGGGGTACGAGCGATGTTCACGCCAGCCATATGGGGAGCGATTCGACGGCGAGCCTCTGCAGGAAGTTTCTTGAAGTCGACGTATCTGGGCGCATGGGTGGCTGCCGCTTCGGCCACCATCTCGTTGAACTGATCGAGGAGCTTCAGGTCCGCGCCCATGTCCTGAATCTGTTGGGCCACGGCGCGGTTGGCCTTCACCATCTCGTCGGCCACGTTGCGGACGGACGATAAGTCGCCCTGTATTCCGAACCTGGCAGCCGCCGGCCCCACGTCCCCCTTGGATTCCATGGTGAGCCGGACGGCGCGCTGATAGATGTCGAACACGTCATCCGAGGTTACGGCCAGCTCGGCAGCCACCTCGGCCGGGAGTTCATCAACCGTCGTCCCCAGTCTCGCTGCGGCCTGCTGGAGGCGTGTTGTCTGCATCCGGTCCCGCACTCCTTCCCCGAATGCTTCGTCGAATGCTTTCCACCCCTGCCCGACACGATCACCCATGTCGAGAGCCTGCTGCGACGCCTGAGCGCCGGCCTTACGTTCGAATCCCGTCATCGACTCGGCCAGGGACTGGGCCCCGGCACTCCACTGCCCCTTGGCAGGTGCATGGAAGAGAGCCTTCACCCCGACTCCAACCGGCGATCTGGCGATCTTCCCTCCCAGCCAGTCCAGTCCTCGAGGTACTTGGCTGCCGCCGAACGTGGCCATCGGGGCCTGGAACGGCAGCCCTACACCGAAGGCACCTCCCAAGGGCTGGCCCAGGAGTTCGTCCAGGGATCCACCCGCCGCCTTCTCGGCAGCCCGGCGCGCGGCAATGTCACTACCAGCCCCCCTGGCGTATTGGGCAGCCCCCGTGGCCGCGTCACGTGAGATCGGGGGCGAGGTGATCAAATCCTCCAGCGTGGCCGCCATGCGTCCCGTACGCGGCCCTGCGGCTCCCAGGGAACGGCCAACGTCTGTGGCTCGGTCCAGGAGGCCGGCCTTGCGAGCAACGGCACCCGCCTTCGTGACGGCCCCGAGACCGAAGGTGAGATAGGTAAGCGGATCTAGGGCAATCTCTGCCGCTAGGCCTCCACCGAAGTTCCCCCAGGTATCCTCCTGCCCGACGGCGCCTCCGCGACGGAGCAAGTCACGTCCCGTCACCCGGTTCTCCGCAGAGAAGGGGGACAGCCACTGATCCAGCGGGTTCTCGCCGGCCAGGAAGTCCCGCACGCTGGAGCCTGGGAGATCCAGCAGATTACCGACGGCTCCGATCCCACTGACGGTGGTGCGTCCCAATCGACTGAGGATGGACTGCTCTTCGTCGGTGGATAGAGGGCGCTGCTGCTGGCGCGCGGCTCGCAACGGCTGGAGTCCGAGCGGTTGGAGCGGTGGGAGGGCGAGCCTAGTCACATTCCAGCCCTCCTGGTTACATTCCGGCCGAGTACTGGAATTGGCCGCCTGCCGTGTTCAACGCATCGAGCATCCCCCTACCCAGCCTTCTTCCGGCGCCGAATCGCTCTTTGAACAGTTTGGGCGTGATAGGAGTCGCTCGATTCTTGTTCAGCGCCTCGAGGGCCTGCCAGTCCGATTGCGTCATTTCAGCCTCACCGCCTCCCTCTTCCTCTGGCGGAGCAGCCATGCTCATGTCTCCACCCATCTGAACTGCCTTCATTGCGTCTTCATGACTCAAACCATTGAACCGCGATTGCAGATAAACATTCCGTGCGCTGTTCTGGAAATTCACGTTGCCAGATTGAGCATTGAGAAATCTGGCTTCAGCCTCATTCAGTAAATTTTCCGACGGCTGCCCCGCCATTCCCAGCGCGAACCTGCCGCCGCCCATCATCAGGTTCGTCAGCGGGCTATTCGGATCCCGCTGCGCCATCGCCATCCCTGCCGACTGGGCCGGATTCAGTCCCCGACCCTGGTAGCCGCCCATGAGCATCCGGTTCAACCTGGAGTCGCCTTTCAATCCGGCGTTGGCCAGATGCTGCTGATATGGCAGCTCGGGATTCGGAGCCGGGGGCGGAACCTCTCCTCCTGCCGGCGCCTCGACCTGCGGTGCCATTAGATTTCCGCCGCGATAGAAACCACCAGTTTCATTTTTCTGGCTCGACGGCTGTCCTGCCAGCATGTTCGGGTAGGCATGCAGACCGGACGTGTCGCGTCCCTGCCGTTCCAGTCTCGCATTGCGGCGGGCGAGTGCCTGCATCAGATCCCCTGGCTCGCCTACCGAAACTGTGGCGGTGCCTGGAACGCGTTCTCCTTGGGCTCGCATCGCATCCGCCAGCCTTCCACGTTCTTGGAATGATTGCTGTCTCTGAGCCTCTTCGGCCTGGGCGCGTTCATTGATTGGCCGCAGTGACGCCGTCCGATCTGCTTCCTCGCCCAGGCCAGTCGACAGCGCTTGCTGCAGCCGGCTCTTTCTGACGGCCTCGTTCCAATCGCCTTCACTGGCGGCCATCATCTCGGCCGAGGACTTCGGCTGGAATCGGTGAATCAGATCATTGCGGCGCTCGGACTGCTGGATGTCCGGAGGGAGGTTGGCGTTCAGATCAAGAGCGCCGGTGTCGGCTTCACCGCGGACTTGATCCTGCAGGGATCGAAACCCGGCCCTCTGCCTGGCGACTTCGGCCGCTCGATTGCCTGGCCTTCCCAAGAACATGCTCGCTTGCGCCTGGTGTGCCGCCTGGAGTGGGTTCGGCTGCTGGAATGCACTTTGCAGGCGTCCAACCGGCTGTTGGGTTTGAAGTGAATACTGCTGCCCCTGCGCAAGAGCGCCCCCTTGAGGTGCCGCGCCAACCGCCTGGCCAAGACGAGATCCACCGACAATCGCTCGCGTCCTGCGCGTGTTCGCCAGCTGCGGCGTCTCACCCGGACGAATGATCGGCGGGGCTGGGTTCTTGGGCTTCCGCCGTGCGTACGTCGTGTTCGGCATCGCTGTCATTTCGGTTCTCCTGCCTGCAGCATGTAGGATACGGTGCGTACTCGAACGACTCGATCGCTGTCCGCTCACCGCATTCAGCCGTCAACTGTTCGATCGCCTTGTCCATGTCCATTATCCAGCGTCCTCTCGGGTCATCGGCCAGTCCACCACACGGAGCGATGCCCTCGCTTCTTCGCCGCGTTCTAGGCGAAGATCGGATGCGTTCTCCCACTCTTCAACTGAAAACGGAATGATCCGATTTGGATGGCCAGGAAAACGAATCGTGTACATGTCGCTCATCAGATCGGCAGCTGACCGTGAAACATACACGATCATATACTCCCTAACCTCCGGCCACCCCGAGATGTTCTTCGTCCTCATCCCCACACCCTCTACAATGTCGTGTCGCTCGATTGATTGTCGCACGCTTTGGCCGTTTCCAGAAACCCCAGGGCGATCGGTCCCACTTCCACCAGATCCACCAGCGGTGCCCCAGGTTGTCCAGCCAGAACTGCCGCTCCTTGCACTTGCGGCAGGGATCCACATATCCGAACGTCACCAACTTGATCAGGCGGGCCAGCCCAGTACCCCACAACAACCACCTGGGAGTCAGCGCGGGGCACTTCACATGGTGCCGCTTCTCGAGCCGGCAGAACTTACACCGTCTCCCCTTGCGAATCAGGGTGACTTTAAGTGGTGTCGCTGGCTCGGGGGTTCCAGACGAAGACGGTTTCGTTCCAATTCGTACTGACACAGGGGTCACTGTCCGTATCTCCCGTCTGGCTAGTGTACGCCAAATGCCACTCGGATTCGCAGTTGATCGGCGGGGAAATCGATGGGCTCCCAATGTTCGACGAGTAGGCGTAGTCGATCGAGAACGAAGCTTCACCTGACTTCTCGAACGTCACGGTAGCGAGGATGTCCGTGGCCGTAATGGTGATCATGACGTTGATCTCCCAGTCGGCTCGCTCGTTGCAGGTGTTGTCGTCGTAATCCCACCCACACCCGCTCCCGTCCCATGCAATCGAGTGGATGTTGCTCAGGAATTTGCAGCAGGCATTTCCGTAGCCGGTGCCTTCGATTCGCCAGGTGCTTTCTCCCGCCTTGTTCGTCGTGCACCTAGCACATGTGGTGAACTCGTCGCAGAGGGTTTCCTCGCCATTACAAGGACCGGAGCTGTAGTCCTCGAACGGGGGGCACGTGTCCGGATGGCAGCAGAACTGGCCGTTTTCATCCAAACCGAAGATCCACACGCCAAACGACACGATCGTAGCGCCATCCCACCTGACTGGGCTGCATTCGTTTTGGCCAGTGCCGCTTTCTATGTCTTCCACCATTTCGATCGGGGAGGTGGATCCGTCAGCCACCCACGATGTAATGATGCACGGAGGGTTGCAGCAGCACTGGGTGACTGCGATTCCTGTATTCTCTACCTCAGCATCCATGGCAGACGTGCACGCGTCTCGTGCGAATCCGTCATTACATTGCACTTCGAGCTCGAAAGTGTCCTCGAAGATGCAATCCTCCCAGACAGAGGAATGTGCGTTCCCCGTCCACTTCCAGCCACCGCCAGCCAGGGCACTTCTGGTGAGGGCGATCTTGTCGCAGCCAAGGTTCTGCGTTCCGCCAGAGAAGTCAGACGTGGCCGAGACGTAAGCCGTCAGATTCCCGGTGTAGTTGAAGCAGCACTGCACGTTGGGGCACGTCGACAGGCGGCGGTTGGCCGTCTGCAGCAACTTGCCGGTGACAGGGTTGAATCCGATTCTCTCGGGAACGGTCATGGATTAGTGCAGTCTTCGAGTTCAATAGGCAGGGCAATGAACTTGTTTGCGGTGTTGGTGTCGACTTCTGCCAGCAAGCACATGATCGAGTTGGAGAGGTTTTGTCCAGTCTCGTTCCACGCCTCCACGGTTTCGAGAGGGTTGCTTATCGACGGAATAGTTGTTCCTGAATTCAGGTAATAGATGTTATAGGTTTGATAGGTGTCCGGCGCATGAGTGGCGGTATCGCACAATCCGATGTGCGTCATTCGTCCCTGGCCGCCGATGGCGCCGATCTTCATGATGCGAACCACACCGTCGTGCGCATCTCCGACGACGATGTAGCCCATCTTTCCCGTAGACAGAACGGCGGCGCCATTGGCCACTCCCCACTCTTCTCCGACCGCTGGCGGTCCTCCGGTGTACAACCCCCACGCCGGGAAATCGTTTGTCCCGTAGCCGAATCCTCCAGCCACGATGTCCATGTGGCCAAGGACGATCGTGTTTTGCGGGCTGTCGGAGGTTGCCTTCTGCACTTCAATGACTGTGCGCCCACAGCCTGGTGTTTCCGATTCAGCAGACTCCGGGCGAATGGATCCGGCAATTTCCACCACGGAATAGGCCGACAGGGTGTCTGACTGCTCGACGTTCTTTACCTCGAACCAGCGCTGCTGGCGATGTAGCGCCTGATCTGGGCGCAGCGGCAAGGTCATCAGAGCACCATCCTTTCGCAAACCTGAGCGAGCCGGTTAAGGGCCCGCCTTTGCTGGTGGAACGGCGATCGCGAACTGACAGGTAAGCAACGGCTTCATCCGTTGAACATCTCCACTAGGCGTGCCAACTTAGTGAGTGCCTTCCGTTGGCTTTGGTGTAAGGTGTAAATGGAAGGTTCGGTGTACCGCCCGATTCTCGTGAAGGCCGGCACGCCCTTTCCGACGCGCCAACTGATCTGGGCAATGGCGCCATCCAGGTCCTGCTTCACGATCCCGTTGTAGGTCACGTCCTGAGCCTGCGCGAAG